GGCGGCGCCCCGGCGGGCGTATCGTCCAGCGCGGGCCAGTCGAACCTCGGCGGAATAGCGGGCGCGCTCGGCGTCGGTCAGGTCACGGCACGGGGCAGCGACGGCGGCAACGGCTACAGCCGCGGGCTGATCGCCGAACTGAAGGTCAACTTCGGGGGCGGCTCCCCACTGTCCGGTCACCGCTACCTCGGCACCGTCGAGGACACCGCGCCCGGTCTGTTCCCCGGCGGCGGCGGCACGGGCGCCTCGGAGGGTTCCCAAGGCTCGGAGGTCGGCGGCACCGGCGCCACCGGGGTCGTGGTCGTCGAGGTGTACGGCACCTGATGGGCTGCCAGCCGTGCCGCTGCGCACCCGTCGAGGTCGACGACCGACCGGAGTTCCCGGCGCCGTCCACCTCGACGGCGTTCTGCACGAACACCTACCTGGAGCTACCCGCCGGGATCGGCGCCACCAACCAGGGCGCCACCGCCCCCGACGCGCCGACGCTCGACATAGTCGGCGACTTCGATCTGCGGGCCTGCGTCCTGATGGACGACTGGACTCCGGTCGCCGACTTCGGGTTCGCCGCCGTCATCGGCAAATGGGACACCGGCTCCTACGGGCTGTTCGTCAAATCGACCGGTGTGCTCGGTGCGGTGTGGCTCGACAGCGGCGGTACGCAACGGTCGGCGGATTCGACGGCGGCGACCGGGTTCGTCGACGGCACCGCCCACTGGATCCGGGTCACCCTCGACGTGGACAACGGGGCGTCCGGGCGAACAGTCACGTTCTTCACCTCGAACCAGCCGATCGACACGAGCCCGGCCGCGGTCACCTGGTCGACGCTCGGCGCCGCCGTCGTGCAGGCCGGCGTCACCACCGTCAGGGCGACTAGCGACCCGCTGTTCATCGGACAGATCGGCACGGTCGAGGAGTGGGCCGGGAACTTCTACTACGGCGAGATACGCAACGGCGTCGGCGGGACGATCGTGGCGTCGCCGGACTTCCGGCACCGGCCGCCCGGCCAAACCCAGTACGCCGACGGCCAGGGCAACGTGTGGGCGGTGCGAGCCAACAGCGAGGTGAGCTGTCGGACCGCGACCGGGACCGGCTCCCCGCCCGCCTGACATGCCGAACCCCGTGAACGCCCCTTTAGTCCCGCTTTTTCACTTCTACCACTGCTACGCGGCCGGGGACTGGGCGCGGGCCGTCACCGAGCACTGCGACGCCCTGACTCGCTTCGGGCTCTACGACCGTCTGGCGTCGCTGCACGTCGGGTTCGTCGGCAGCGACGAGCAGGTCAAGGCCGCCCGCCGCACGCTCGACGTGCTCACCCCCGACTACCGGGTGTGCGCCCAGGCCGAAACCGGGTGGGAGCAGGTCACCCTCACCGCGCTGCACGAGTTCGTCCAGGACCACGACGGGCTCGTGTCCTACGCGCACACGAAGGGGTCGTCGCGGATCGACCCGATCGACGAGCCGTGGCGCCGGTCGATGGAGTACCACAACTTCGTGGAGTGGCGGCGACCGGCCGCGGCGTTGGCGTTCGAGGGGGCGGTGGTCGCTGGCTGCCACTGGATGCGGGGCACTTTGATCGAATGGTACGGCGACACGGGGGATAGCCAGCTCGTCGACGGTCAGGGTCAGGGCGAGTCGGGCTGGTTCGGCGGCAACTACTGGTGGGCGCGCTGCGACGTCCTGCGCCGCAACGTGCCGCCCGAACTGGACAGTCGCCACCACGCCGAACACTGGATCGGGCTGATCTCGGGGGCGGTGCCGCTCGACGACGAGTCGATCCTCGACCTGAACCCGGGGCCGCCGGGGAACTTCAAGACGGACTGGTGATGGTGGAGACGTGGGTGACTGTGCACGACCAGGATCTGATCGCCGCCTGCGAAGCCGACGGCCGATTCGCCGAGCTGCCGGACGTCGGCTACCTATTCGTCGGCCCGCGCCCGGTGGAAAATCTGCCGTTAGGCGCGGGAATCCTCGTGGCTCGCGACTATGAGCCGAACGTCGAGCATCTGCCCCACTTCTACGACCTGACCGGCTGGCATGTCCTCGCCCGCCACGCCAGCGCCGACCACCTGATCTGCGTCCAGTACGACATGCGTCCGGCCATCCCGGACCTGGCCGAGCGGGCGGTCGAGCAGCTCGCCGACGTCCCGGTGGTGGCGTTCACCCCCGCCGGGTACGGGCCGAACTGGATGCTGCTCGTCGACGGGTTCGAGCAGGCCTGGCGGCGGGGCATGGCCGCGGTCGGAGCCGACCCGGACCGGTGGCCGCCGTTCGAGACGTGGCCGACCACGGCGGGCACGGCGTGGCGGCGGGAGGCGTTCGTCGAGTTCCTGGCGTGGTTCGAGCCGCTGTTCGCGGCGTGGGCCGGCGAGCTGTGGGCCGGGCACCTAGCGGAACGGTCACTGCACGCCTGGCTATGCGAGACCGGTCGGAAGCCCGGCTACCTGGCCGGAGCGATCGAACACGGGCGAGCCGATATTCACGGCACGGCGGCGCTAATGCGAGGCGAGCGCGACGTCTACGAGGCGAGGGACCGGGCGTTCCGGAACCAGTCCTCGAACGGCCCGTAGCCGGGGGCGACGACGTCCTCCCGAATCCGCACGAACCCGCGGGCGGTGAGCCGCTCGTGGATGGCGTCCTTGCGGGCCGGGCCGTCAATGTACACATTTGTTTCCACAGTGATTAGACGGACGGTCCACTGGTCGAAATCCATGCCGTCGAGGACCTGCAGCTCGTGGCCCTCGACATCGATAGATACATAGTCGATCACCGGCGGCGCGTCGACGAGTTTCAGCATGTGGGTAAGGGTGTCGGCAGCCATCAGCGTTCCGGCGCCAACGGTGACGCCGTCGAACGGGAGAGGGACGGAGGTGTTCGAGGCGAGGGTGCAGACCCAGGCCGAGCCGGGCCGGTTGACGATGAGCCGCAGATACGCGGCCGTGTTGGGCTCGACGCACAGCCCGCGCCACCCGTAGTCACGTTCCAGGGCGAGCGTGTTGGAGTGCTCGACGCCGTCGTAGGCGCCCACGTCGACGAAGAACCCGCCCCGCAGCCCATCGAGCTGCTCGACCACCCATTGGTCCTGGCCGGCCTGAGCGTGAAATGTCACAGCACCCGGCCGCAGATCGCGGCGAAGTCGGTGGCGAACCGCCCGGCGACCGACTGGTAGAGAACTTCGGCGTTGGTCTTCCAGTGGTCGTAGTCGTCGAGCACGTCGCGCAGCCGCACCTGAGGCCACACGGCGACCCACGGGTGACCGTGCCGGAACATCGACGCATTGGAGACGAGCGTCGGCCGGCGGGCGGCGATCAGATAATCGAACGCAGATGACAGGCCAGCGTCGGGCTGGCCGGGCTGGTAGAGCAGGCAGCACACGTCGCATCCGGCGAGCATGCGCACAACCTCGCCCTCGGGCACGTGGGCGACGCTCTGTTCGACACGGACACCGGGCTTCGCGGCGACCACCCGACGGGCCTCGGCGATGACCTCGGGTGCGTACAGCGGGGCGCCGTTGACGCCGTTGAAGTAGGCCTCCGGGGTGTGCAGCCAGACGATCGCCTCGTCGAGTTGGTGGGCGACCTCGGCGGCGACCTGGTCGAAGCCTTTGTGCGGGAACGCGAACCCGAACGACCCGATCACCGGCGGTTCGTTCCGGTAGCGCGACATCCCGATTGGCGTGTCGGGCAGCGGCCGGTTCACGCCGTGCACCCGGTCGTCGTCGCCGACGCCGGGTTCGAGGACGAGGACGTGGTCGAACCCGCGGGCCAGCAGCCCGTCGGCGAGCGGCCGCCACGTCGACAGCTCGTAGTTGTGGAGCACCGCCAACGTCGGGCAACCCGAGTGGGCGGGCATCAGCCACGGCATGAGGTCGGCCCGGTAGTTGACGACCACGACGTCCGGGTCGAAGCCGGCGAGGTCCCGGCGGTAGTCGTCCTCGCTGCCGCAGTCGGCGTGGGCGACGTCGAGCGGTCCCTCGGACAGGCGGGCGGCCATGCGCACGCCGAGGTCGTGGATCCCGCAGACCGGCGAGTGGGCGTGGTCGACGACCAGAACCCGAGTCATCCGCCGACGACGTCGAACGTGGGGCACGGCACGATGAGCTTGCCGCCGTCGGCGAGATACTTCGCCTCGCGATCGCGGATTCCGGCGAGGAAATGCCAGGGCAGGACCAGCAGGTAGTCGGGGCGGGCGGAGCGCATGTCGGCCTCGGAGACGATCGGGATGTCGGTGCCGACGGTGCGCAGCCCCCACTTCTCCTGCTGCCGCTCGCCGATCGCGGTGATCAGCGTGTGGTCCAGCCCGAAGTACTGGAGGAGCGTATTGCCCTTCGTGGAGGCGCCGCACCCCATGACCGTTTGGCCCTGAGCGACGGCGTCTCGGACGAACCCGACGACCTGGTCGCGGAGCTTCTCGACCTGCCAGCGGAACTGATCCCATCGGGCAGCGGAGTTCATGCCGAACTCAGCCTCGAAGGCGTGGAGCGAGTCGTAGCGGGCCTCGGCGACGTCGCGCCGCTGGCGGGTGGCGAACATGGCGGGGTCGGCGTCGGCGTGTCGTGCGATTACTCGGAGCGACCCGCCGTTCGTGTCGTTGAGCGTGGCGTCGACGACCGCGAACCCTGCGTCCTCCAGCGTGTCGGAGAGTGTTCGCAATGTGTAGTAGCGGGCGTGCTCGTGACAGATGTTATCGAAGGCCACCTGGCGGAGCATGAGCGGCGTGTACGCCAGCTGGACGACGAATAGCCCGTCGGGGGAGAGCAGGTTGCGGATCGCTTCGAGGAAGGCCGTAGGGTCCATCAGGTCGTAGAACATGGCGACGCACGTCACGACCCGCGCCTTGCCGTAGTGACGCTGCACCGCTCTCGACGACGACAGCGCCAGGGGCTCGCGGACGATCAGGTCGGCGTGGTCGAGGCACTCCTGCAGGAAGGTGCCGCCTATCGGGTCGATCCCGACGAGCGTCGGCGTCCTCGACTTGAACGCGGCCCGCACCTGGGAGAGCAGCGTCCCGTCGTTGGATGCGACGTCAACCCACACGTCCTCGGGGCCGAGGTCGACGAGATCGGCGGCGGCGGCGACGACGACGTCGCGGAGGGCTCGCCGCATCGCCGGGTTCGTGCCCGACCGGTACCAGTAGCGTTCACCCCACATCACGTCGGGGGGCGGTTGCTCGGTCAGGTGCACGACCCGAGTGTCTTCGTCCATGACCAACTCCAACGGGGCCGACGGGCAGCGGGGCTGCTCGCCGGGGGCGAGGAAGTCGGAGACGTACAGGTCGCCCAGCGACAGGAGAGACGTCACGACCTGCAGGCTAGCGACGGGCACGGTCACGGGCCGGGGATGCGACGGTGCACTACCGTAGGCCGACGTGCTGCTGTGGCTTCTCCTCGGCTGGCTGGGCGCATCATGCACGACGGCGCCCATCGTCGGGAGGATCCTGCACCGCGTCCTGCACTTCGACCCGCGTTGAGAGTCGTCGCCGTCTTCGCAGATCTATATGGCTGCGGCCACTATCGGATCGTGTGGCCCGGCGAGGCGGTGCACCAGGTGGGCGACATCGAGGTGGTGCTGGCGTCCCTGTCCGACGTGATCGGCCCGCCGAACGCGATGGGCCAGTGGGTGCGGCTGCCGCCGTGCGACCTGGTGGTGGTGCAGCGGCCGACGCACCGGGCGGTCCGCAACCTAGTCGTCGGCTGCGTCGAGCGGGGCACCCCGGTGGTGGTCGACATGGACGACGACCTGTCGCGGATCCACCCGCGCAATCCGGCGTTCACGCTGCTACATCCGAAGAACAGCCCGCACAACAACTGGGCGATCGCCGGTGAGGCGTGCCGACTGGCGACGATGGTGACGGTGTCGACGCCGGCGCTGGCGGCCCGCTACGGCGGCCACGGTCGGGTGCGGGTACTGCGCAACTGTGTGCCGGCCCGCTACCTCGACGTCGACCGGGTCGAGCCGGTGCCGCTGACCGTCGGCTGGGCGGGGTCGCTGCACTCGCACCCGGACGATCTGGCGCCGGCGGCGCTGGCCGCCCAACGGTCGGGGCTGCCGTTCCAGGTGGTGGGCGACGGCGTCGGGGTGGCTCGGGCGCTCGGAGTGCGCTACGTGGGGGTGACGGGGATCGTGCCGTTCGCCGACTGGCCCCGCCAGGTCGCCCAGCTGGGGATCGGGTTAGCGCCGCTGGCCGAGTCGCGGTTCAACGTCGCCAAGTCGGCGTTGAAGCCGCTGGAGATGGCGGCGGTGGGGGTGCCGTGGGTGGCGTCCCCGGCGGCGGAGTACCGGTGGCTGCACGAGCGGGGCTGCGGGGTGCTGGCCGACCGTCCGAAGGACTGGCTGCGCGAGGTGCGCGCGCTCGCCTCCGACCCGGGACGGCGGGCGGAGCTGTCCGAGGCGGGTCGTCGGGTGGCCGAGACGTTGACCTACGAAAACCAAGGATGGCAATGGGCACAGGCATGGGTGGAGGCAGCGGCGATGACTAGTTCCCGCTCTGTTCGTGCCTGACCCACTACCATCGGTGTCGTGACTCCTACCGAACCTGACGTGCCCGAGGAGCCGGAGGCGACCGAACCGGAGGACGACGCGCCGGGCGAGCAGATCGGCGACGACTGATGTGGCGGCTGGCCGGTTCGCTGATCCAACTGCGCACCGAGGTCAACGCCGTCGCCCCGAACCGGAGCAAGGCGAGCGACGGGGCTATCGGGAACGCCGCCCACGCCGCGTCGCGTAGCGACCATAACCCGCAGCAGGACGGGGTGGTGTGCGCCCTGGACGTCACCCATGACCCGGCGAACGGCGCCGACTGTCACGCCTGGGCAGAGCGGGTGCGCACGTCCGGTCAGCCGTGCCTCAAGTACGTGATCTTCGCCGGCCGGATCGCGTCGGTGACCCGCGGCCTGGAGTGGCGGGCGTACACGGGGTCGAACCCGCACACGTCGCACATGCACGTCTCCGTCGGCCGCGGCGGCGACGGCCGTTCGACCGAGCCGTACGACGACGAGACCTCGTGGGGGATCGCCGCCGCGCCGGTCACCGGGACGCCGCAGGTGCAGCCGCCGCCCGCGGAGACGACGATGGCGGCGCCGCCGTTCCCGCTGCCGCAAGGCTGGTACTTCGGGCCGCGCTCCGGTCCCCGCGAGTCGGTATCCGGGTTCTACGGCCACGGCGACGACCTCGCCGCCTGGCAGCAGCAGATGCAAAGTCGGGGGTGGCGGATCACGGTCGACGGCCGGTACGGCGACGAGACGGCCCGGGTGGCCAGGCTGTTCCAGGCGGAGAAGGGGCTGGTTCCCGATTCGTTGATCGGCGAACAGACGTGGCTCGCAGCGTTCACGGCGCCTATCACTTAGGGGGGAGGATAGGCGGTGGCCGACGTCGACCGTGAATGATCTCTTTTCTCGCGCAGTCGCCTGCCGATCCGACGTCCCCGTGGCTGGTGCTCGGCATCCCCGGTTTGATGGTGGTCGGGTTTCTGACCGGCCAGATCGTCACCAAGTTGCAGTTGACGAGGGAGTCCACTCGGGCCGACCTGTACGAGGCGAAGTACGACGCCCTGCTCACCGAAACGCAGGGTCAGATTCTCCCGGCGATAAAGCAGCACACCCAAACGTTGACGGCGTTGGTGCCGGTGCTCGAACGGATGGTGAAGGTGATGGAGGATGAACGAACAACGGTTCCAGCGAGGAGGCCCAGTGGACGACAAACAACGGGAAGCTGAGGCCCGCAAGGTCGTCGCCGAACTGGCCGAACAGATGAAGATCGCCCAGAAGGCGTTGGACAAACTGAACGAGCTGCTCATCGATGAGACCGAACGCGAGTTGAAGAAGATCCACGCCGAACAGGGACCGTGATGGCGGACCAGCGGACCGACTGGCTACGCAACACGATCGTTGTCGTGCTGGTGGTCGGTATCGCCTACATCGTCTATGGCATCGACCAGCGGGCCCGCGAGTCGGAACGCACCGCCGCCGAGGCGTTGGCGTACGCCAACACGGTGAAGATCCAAGCCGAAGCCCAGGGCGCTGAGGTCAGTGAAGCGCCAGAGGTACTGCAGAATGTTCCGGTTCCGGTTCCTGGGCCTGGCCCGTCGGATGAGCAGGTGCGGGACGCGGTGAGGGACTACCTGCTGCGCAACCCGCCGACGCCGGGACGGGCGCCAACCGACGCCGAGGTCCAGGCGGCGGTGACCGCCTACTGCACGGCCCGTGGCGGCTGCGTCGGTCCTGTCGGAGCTGAAGGCCGGGACGGGCAGCCGGGCAGCCCGGGCGCGGCCGGCAGCCCAGGTCCCAGCCCAACCGACGAACAGGTGGCGAACGCGGTCGTCGTCTACTGCGACGCCCACGCCGGTTGTGCCGGGGCACAGGGGCCAGCAGGCAGCCCGGGACCGGTCGGCCCCAGTGTCGACGCCTGCGACCCGCCAGCGGGCTACAACCCGCTTGTGAACCCCGATCAGCCGGGCTGGACCTGCTACACGACCACGACGACGTCGACTACCGTGCCGTGAGTGGGCGTGACCGTCGCTGGGAACCGCGTCTCCTTGTCCGGGGAGATCGACGTCGCCGACCGCGAGAAGCTCGTCGGGGCGTTGGCGGAGGCCGCTGCCTATCACCACGCCATGCGAGTGCATGATCTGCGGTCCGACGACATCCCTGATTGGGATGAGGACGTGCGCCCACTGGTCGAAACGTTCTTTGCTGGGCTCGCTTCCCTTTCCCTATGGGAAGAGGCCGAATCATGAAGTGGCTTCGCCAACGGCAATGTCTTGTGTGTTGGCGCTGGTCGGGACGTCATCTTGTGTGCAAGCACCATAAGCGCGAGTGGCGTGCGATATGGGATGAGGGGGAATCGTGAGCCTGCGCCTCGTTCCCGTCTCATTCCGTGAAGCGTCGGCGTTCGTCGCGGCGTTGCATCGCCATCACCGCCCGCCGGTGGGGATGAAGTTCGCTATCGGCGCAGCTGACGGCGACGTGCTGGTGGGGGTGGCGATGGTGGGTCGGCCTGTTGCCCGCCGTTTCGATGACGGTCTGACATTGGAAGTCAACCGCACCTGCACGGACGGGACACAGAACGCCAACAGCATGCTCTACGGGGCCGCCTGGCGAGCAGCGAAGGCTCTCGGCTATCAGCGGCTCATCACCTACACGCAAGCGGGAGAGAGCGGTACAAGCCTCTCTGCGGCCGGTTGGCGAGTCGTTGCCGAACGTGCAGCCCGCTCAGGTTGGGATACGCCCTCACGTCGCCGTGACGGCCACGGCGTTGATGGCATCGGCCGCACTTTGTGGGAGGCGTCGTGAGCGTCCTATGGGAAGAGGGGGAAACATGACTCTGCAGGAGGCCAGAGACAACTTCTATAGCCGCGGCCATACCTATCAGACCGAGACGTACGTGCGGGCTTTGGAAGACGAGTACGACGAGCTGCGCGGTTTGCTCACTGACATCGTCGCCAACGTATACCGGTTTGAAGGTTCCCAGTGGGTCGAGATTCCGCTATCAGTGATTGAACACCTTCGCTCTTACCTTTCCCTATGGGAAGAGAAACAGAAATGAGCCGTCGGGGGTGCGGTGGTGGTCGTCGACGTGACTCGCTGCACGTTCGTGGACTCGACGATCCTCGCCGCGATCCTGGCGGACGCGGCGCCTGACGTGACGGTCGTCGGCGCGGTCGGCGAGGTGCGCCGCCTCTTCGAGATCACAGGTATGGAGCGGTATCTCGCCTAGCCTGAGGATCGTGGAGCCGGTCGGGAATCGGATCGGAGCGTGGGACCGGACAGTCGACGTGCTCGCCCGCGAGCCGCAGCTGCTCCTCTCGGCGGTGCGGGCGTCGCTGCTCGCCGCGGTATCGTTCGGGCTGGGCTGGTCCCCGGAGGCGATCGGCGCGGTGATGATCGCCCTGGAGGCGTGGCTGGCGTTAGCGTCACGGGTCATGTCGGTGCCGCGCCGCGCCGTCGACGGGCAGGTCAAGGCGGCGGTCGCGGTCGAGCGAGCCGAGATCACGGATTACCTGCATGCAGCCGAGCAGGCGAAGGCCCGGCCGCTGCGAGTACCGCGACTCGCCGGCGGGTAGAGGAGCGGGCGTGAACGTCGAGCGGGTCCTGGTCATCGCCATACTGGTGGTGCTGCTGGTGTGGATGCTCAGCTACCTGTTCGGCAATCCCGTGCGCTGACCGGTCAGCGCTGCCAGCCGGGATTGCCCTGGCAGTTCTCACTGAGCGTTACGAGCTGCAGATGAGCGGGATTCCAGCATGCTCGGTGCGGACAGGATGGGCCGCTGCAACTCGCGCCAGCGAGCCGTGCCCTGCGGTGGCAGATGTGATCGACGGTCATATCTACCGGGATAGCGCCGACGAAGATCTCGAAGCTGACGCGATGCAGCCGCTTTACGTACTGGCGGCCGTTCTCGTTCCAGCCGAGCTGCCCGTATCCCCACTTGTCGAGACTGAGGAACGCCGGCCAGCACTCGTCATCGGGACGGCCGCGGGATTCGAACATCAGCCGGAGCACCACTCGGTTTGGTATGGTCATTCCAACTCCTATGGGGTAGGAGTAGATGCCGTCGGCCGGTCGGCCCGTAGTCCCAGTGCGAACCGACCGGCCCGCGGTTCTATCGGCCGGACGCCTCGTTCTCCGCGGCCTGCGCATGCAACAGTTCCGCTGTCAGTACGAGACGCCGTAAATCGATCGGCCAGCCTTCGTGGTCGATACCCAGTTCCGTCAAGGTCCCGTTCACCTTCTGGTGGTGGAGCTGGCGGACGTACTCGATGACCGGGGTCGAGTCGGCCTCCGGGAGCTGGGCGAGCAGCTTCTGGACCCGCATGGCCGCGGCGTGCAACGCGTGCCGCTCAGCCTCGCTGTCGGCGGGCTGCTCCTCGTTTGGCTCCTCGTCCGCCTGTGTGGCCTCAGGAGCCGTCGCGGGCGTTTCCCCGGCCGGTTCTGCCTCCGACGCGTCTGCGACGCTCTCGGGGCTGTCTAGCGTCTGCTCGCCGGACTCCAGGAATGCCTCCACAGTCTCGACCTGCTCGTCGGTCATGTCCTTGGGGACGCGGGTGATGCCGTGCTCGTCGCAGAACTCGCGCAGGATCGCCCGCCGGTCGGCGTCGAGGCCGCGGATCCGGTCGGCGAGGGCGATACGACGCTGCCGGCCTTCATCGGGTGGGGGCAGTTCCTGGACGTCAATGGCGTTGCCGCGTTCGTCGACGTCGGCGCCCATCTCCTCCGGCACGTAGGCGGCACCGAGGAGCACGTCGGCGTACAGCATCCGGCAGAGCTGGCCGAGCGCCCGCGCCCACAGCATCGACCGGGTGTACGCCTCCCACGGCATGACCTTGCCCTCCTTCGACCGGGCGTACACGGTGCCGTCGTCGCGGCGCTTGCACAGCCCGGCTCGCACGGCGTCGTCGAGCGTGAACTCGAACTCCATCATGTCGCCCGTGTCGGCCCGCTTGCCGCGGGCGACGGCACGCTCGTGGGTGACGTCCCCGGTGAGACTGTGCCCGGCCCGTCTGACGAGCGCCTCCATGCCTTCGGGGGAGACGGTCGGCTTGCCGTCGATGACCGCGATGAACCGCATCGCGGTGGTGACCCCCCAGCCCAACTCGCGGCCCATCAGCGCGGCGGTGACGACGTTCTCCGGCCGACCCCGGTACGCGCCCGGCACCAAGCCGGACGCCGCCATCTGGTCGGCCTGGGCCAGCATCATCTTCCACTCCGACTCGCGGGGTGGGGCGACGACGGGCAGACCCTCTGAGGGCGGCTCGGTGGCGGTCGTCTCGATCGGCGGCTCGGCGGCGCTCACGACTCACCGTCGATCAGCTCGAACGTGCGAGGGGCGACCTCGACCCGATCGGGCTCGCGGGGAACCAGGACGTGCAACCAGTCGTCCACCACCTGGCCGGTCTCCTTCTCGACCGCCCGGCACATCAGCCACTCGACCCCGTCGAAATCGAGCGCTGCGGACGGCTCCAGCACCCCCTTGTCGTCGGTGACCGCCTCGACGGCCCCGCCGATCGCCTGCTTGTCCGGCTCGACCCGCACTCGCAGCCAGTCCACCGGCAGCTCGCCGGCGACCTCGACGCTCACCTTCGCCGCCTCCTGGAACAGCGCCGAATCGACCTCGACCCTCGTACGGGCCGGCCGCAGCCGCAGCTCGCCGCCCGGCAGCTTCACCGTCCGGGCGCCGGTCGCCTTGGCGTGCGCCCGCATCCACAGCTCGGCCTGCGCCCGGGCGTACTCGGCCTGCCGGTTCAGGATCCGCAGCCGGTCCTCCAGCCACTCATCGATCACCTGCCGCTCCCGGTCGTGCAGCCGGTGCACCTTCACCCGGTCCCGCTCGACGCGGGCCAGGACCCGCAGGATACGGTCGCCGACCAGCAGGTCGGTCGGGTCGAGGTTCGGGTCCGGTTCGAGCTGCCAGCGGTCGTCGAGGTCGTCGTCGGCGTGGGCTTCCTCCCACGCTTGATCCCAGTCGTCGGGTCGGTCGGTCATGTCTCCTCCAAAGGGGTAGGGGTTGCTATCAACATACTACCCAGGGGGTGAGACAGTGAACGCGGCGACGCCCCCAAGCTTGGTGTAGCGTTGGGGGCGTCGCACTCGATCCGGCCGGCCGATAGCCGGACCTGGGATCTGGTGTGACCTCAACCTGCTGTCGACAGAAAGGCCACTCCTGTGAGCCACTCTACCCGAAACTTGTCCACAGGTAACCCGGTTGTTTGGGGACAACTATGAGCGCCGACGTTGAAGCCGTCGTTCATGACGTCCGGGAATGCCTCGCTGCCATCCGCCGAGGCGTCAAAGCGCTCGCTGAATGCCAGGATCGCGGAGAGGCCCTAGAGGTCGGCGAAGTGATAGACGCGTGCGCGGCAACTATCCAGGCCGCACTCGCTGATCCGACGACGTTGGCCGAGGTGTTTCCTGCTGCGAAGGTTTCCACAATCCTCGAAGCCTGGCAGTCAGCACGATGAGCACCCGAGTGCAGACATGGGTGTTCCTGAACAGCGAGGCCACGGGCAACGACAGGCTCGTGTTGCTGGCGCTAGCCGACGAGGCCGACGACGACGGTGGCTCCTGCTACCCGTCGATTCAGCGGCTGGCGCTCAAGACCCGGTGCAACGCTCGGACGGTGCGCCGCTGCATCGAGCGGCTGGAGGCTGACGGCGCGCTTGATGTCGAGCGGGGTGGCGCCGGTCGCGGCAACGTCAACCGCTACCGCATTCTGCTGGATAAGGGGGACAATCTGTCACCCTTACCGGCGGGGATAATGGGGCCTCCAGGTGCCCCATTAGCGGCTGAGAAAAGGGGCGAAAAGGGGCGCCCAGGGGTGCACCAGACCCATAAACCCACTAATCAAAACACGCGCGTTGAACAACAAACGTTGGTTGAAGATCAAAATGCCGTGTCGAACGATCACGACGAGGACTCGATGCGGGGCTTCGACCTGTTCTGGTCGGTCTACCCGGCGCGTAACGGCCGCAAGGCAGACAAGCCGGACGCGGTCGCGAAATGGAAACGTCTCAGCCTCGATGACAAGCGGGCCGCGTATCGGGCCGCAGTGAACCTGTGCGACGCGGTGGCCCGCGGCGAGACCCTCGCCAAAGACGCCCACCGGTTCCTGACCAACCGTCGCTGGGAGGCCTGGCTGGCGGACCCTGATCCCGCGGAGCGGCGGCGTCCCCCCTGGGTGCCGGACAACGCGGTCCCCGACGGTGACGGCGGCTGGCTCATCGAGTACGGCTGATGGCCGGCGAACCGCTAGCGAACCTCGACATGGAAGCCGCCACGCTCGGAGCGATGCTCAACTCGCACGCCGCCGCCCGCGTCGCGCTCACGCTGGGGACTGCCGAGGATTTCTTTCGACCTGCGCACGCGGCCGTGTTCGCGGCGATCGCCGAGGTATGGGCCGCCGGAGATCCGCCCGACGTAGCGACCGTGGCCGACCGGATGCGACGCACCGGGACGCTGGACCTGCTCGATTCGGAAGCCGAGTTGAACCGGTTCCAGATGGTCGCTCCGTCCACGACCGGCATCGCCAGCTACATGCGAACGGTGGTCAGCTACTCGGCGACACGACAGCTGGCGCGGCTCGGCGAGGAACTCATGGCCGCGGCCAAGGATCTGCGGAACCCGGGTGAGCTCATCGACGAGTACCGGACCCGGCTCGACGCCATCCCGTTGACACCCGAGGCACGGGTACCGGCGGGCATCTACACCGCCGACGAGTGGTTGGCGCGCCCCGAGTCGGCCGCGAAACCGTGGGTGATACCCGGGCTGTTCCGGGCGGACTGGCGGATCATCCTAGTCGCCGTCGAGGGATTGGGGAAGACCGCTGTCGCCCAGCAGATCGGGCTGTGCGCGGCGGCCGGCCGACACCCGTTCGTCAAGACGTCGATGGAACCGGTGTCCGTGCTGCTCGTCGACCTGGAGAACCCTGCGGAGCGCATCACCGAGGGTTTCGATCAGATCGTGGGGGCGCTGCGGGCGGAGATGGGGGCGAGCTATGACGGCAGCCGGTTTCACGTGTGGCCGTACAAGCGCAGCCTGAACCTGCGGCGGCGAGCCGATCGCGAGCGACTGGAGGGAGTGATCGCTAGGTATCGGCCGGAGCTGGTTCTGATCGGTCCGCTTTACAAGTGCTTCCGCCGCAACCCGCGGGAGGACCTGGAGGACGCGGCACTCGACGTGGCCGTGACCTTCGATGACTTGCAGGACCGATACGGGTTCGCGCTGATGATCGAACACCACGTCCCGAAGGGGACCCACAACGTTCGAGACCTGGTGCCGTTCGGGTCGGCCGTGTGGTTGAAGTGGCCCGACCTGGGGATGACGATGAAGAAGGCCGGCCGGGACGCCACGGAGGGCGCCCGCTTGGTGAGCACCTATCGGGAATCGCGGGTTAAGCACTGGTGGCCGTGCGAGTTGCATCGCAACGGTGGATTGCCGTGGGAAGCCCGGTGGGCGGACGACACTTGGAAATCGGTCATCTATCAGCAGGAGCTGCCGCCTGCTGATCTCGCCGGACTGGAGTTCTGACGTGCTCGACCGCGGTGCCGTGCCGCGACTGAAGGTCGAGACGCCGGTCGGGCTCGTGCAGCAGCCGCTCACTACCGACTTCGACACGTCGCTGCGGATGGTCGCCGACCTGTGCCTGGCGTTCGCGCCGGAGGCGATCGCCGGAACGACGTGGTGGGTCGAGCCGCCGGCATCGCCCGATGGGTAGCCGACGTGTGCTAGCGTGTTAGCAACTACCCCTGAGGAGGAGAGCGTGGAAGAGTTTGAACATGTTGAGCCGACCTATCGGACCATAACGCTGACGCCGGAGCTGGCGAGGGAGTTCCTGCGATCGAACTCTCTGAACCGGAACCTCAATATGCACGTCGTTGAGCGATTCGCCGAGGAGATGGCCCGAGGGAACTGGCTGGAGAACGGCGACGCGATCCGAAGGTCGATCGACGGTGTACTGCTTGATGGTCAGCATCGGTGCGCCGCCGTAGCGAAGTCCGGCGTAGCTATTCGCTGCATCCTTGTCGAAGGACTGCCGAAATCGACGATTATCACGATCGACGCCGGCCGACCGCGATCGTTCGCTGACTACCTCAAGATCCAGCATCACGAGAACGCCGACGCACTCGCTGCTCTTACGCGGGTGTTGTATCTCTACGAAATCGGCAAGTTCACCACAGGAACCCCGATCAAGCCCACGTTCCAGCAGTTAAAGGTCGTGCTCGACAATCATCACGACGACATGGTGTCGAGTCTGTCCGTAGCGGCCAGCGTGCGGCGGCGAATCCGAGTCAGCCCGTCTGTGCTGGCGTTAGGGCACTATGTGTTCGCTCGCATCGACCCTGCCGACGCTAAGGACTTCTTCGAACGTCTGCGCGATGGCGTCGATCTCCCGGAAGGGAATCCGATTCTCACTCTGCGCCGGTCGATTGAGCGAGATATGACCGCACAGAGCGGGCGGCGAATGGACACCGTCCTACTGATGGCAATCCTGATAAAGGCGTGGAATGCCTACAGGCGCGGTGACGAGATTCGACTCCTCGCTTGGAAACGCGGTGGCGCCGCGCCGGAAAGATTCCCGGTACCGGAATGACGACCGACAACTACCGGGCGAACCGCCCGCTGACCGCCCGGCTGGTCGCCGGCGGCGGGATCTACTGGTCGAACCGCCGGAGACGCACGGCGCGGGTGGCGGCGGGCTCGACGGCGGTCGTCTGTCACGCCTGCGAGTTCGAGCTGCACCGCCCGGACCGGCTGGGGGACGCCGAGCGGCTGCGGCGTGAGCACTTGCGGTCGGCGCACTGGCGGGAGCTGGTGGCGGGCACGGTCGTGCTGGGCGAGGCGCCGGACGACTGGGAGCAGCGCATGCTGGAAGTACTGCGTTGAACACCGTCACGGTCCAGCATCCCGCCAAGTTCTCGGAGCACGTCGTCTCGTCGCTGGCGCGGCTGGTGCGGGCCGAGCAGCTGCGGGTCGGCCAGCCGCTCCGGGTTCTGGACCCGTTCGCCGGTGTCGGCCGTGTGCACCGGCTGGCGCGGCCGGGACGGGTCGAGACGGTCGGGGTCGAGATCGAGTCCGAGTGGGCGGCGTGCCACCCCGACACGCTGTGCGCCGACGCCATCGACTGGATGCGAGCCGAGGCCGCCCGACTGGCGAGCCGGTTCGACGTGATCTGTACCAGCCCGTGCTACGGGAACCGGCTGTCGGACTCGCACGACGCCCGAGACGGGTCGGTGCGCCGCTCGTACACCCACGACCTGGGTCGCCCGGTGACCGAGGGGTCGTCGGGGGCGATGCCGTTCGGCCCGGCCTACTGGGCGTTCCACGCCGAGGCGTACCGCCTATTCCGGCGGGTGCTGCGACCGGGCGGGCTGGTGCTGCTGAACGTTTCGGACTTCGTGCGCGACAGCGAGCTGGTGCCGGCGGTGGCGTGGCATCGGGGCGCCCTGTACGGGGCGGGGTTCCGGGAGGACGGCCGGCCGGTGCTGGTGGCGACGCAGCGGCTGCGGTTCGGCGCGAACCACGCGGCGCGGGCCGAGCACGAGGTGATCGTCAGGGCGAGGGTGACGTGAAGCGTGGCGGGCGACTGCGACGTTCGACGCCGCTGCGGGCGAAGACCCAGCTGCGCCGGGCGACCGGACTGGCGCCCATATCGATGAAACGGCGCGATGAGTCGGAGGTACGGGCTGATGTTCGTGACGAGGTGTTCCGCCGGGACGGCGGCTGTCTATTGGCCCGCCTCGGCTGGCACTCCTGCCGGGGACCCCTAACTCCGCATCACTTGCAGAAGGCCAGCCGAGGCGGCGTCTACATGGCTGAGAACCTGGTGACGCTGTGCGCTGCTGGTAACTCATGGGTCGAGGACTATCCGAGGCTGGCGTGGGAGTTGGGCTTGGTGATACGCGCTGGCGACTTACCTGACGATGTGGCTAGGCAACGTGAGCGGTATGGATTGATGCCGTGGTGAACAAGCCGAGCCTGGTGCAACGCTGGGTGCTGCTGCCGGACTACGTCGTCGAGCGCCTGGAGGCGGCGGCGATGGAGGCGGGCCGGTCGTTCTCGGCGCACGTCCGCGAGGTGCTCGGCGCCTCCGTGAAGCCGGAGGCGGTTGATGTCGAGGTGTAGGTCGTGCCACCAGCCGGTCGTCTGGGCGGAGACGGACAAGGGCAAGCGGATACCGCTCGACGGCGAGGACCAGGGCGGATTCACGTCGCTGGCGACGTTCGCCGACGGCAACCTGGTGGCGGTCGGGTCGAAGTTGGGCGAGTACGGGTCGACGCCGATCGTCCGCTACGTGAAGGCCGGCGAGGGTCGATACAGGACGCATTTCAGCTCGTGTCCCGAGGCGAGCGAGTGGCGACGTCGATGATCGTGTACGTCGTCACGGGTGAGTGTGGGCTGAACGGCCACTGGGTTGAGGGCGTGTTCTCGACGCGGGTGGAGGCCGAGTACCACGCCCGGCGCATCGACCGCAGAACGACCACGCACAGCATCACCGGCTACGGGGGGATGGAAGTGGCCGAGGCCGTCATCGACGGCGAGGTGCGAGAACCGTGAACGCCCCCGATCTTCAGTTCGAAGTGCTGGGCGACCCTAAGCCGCAGGGCAGCAAGCGGGCGTACGTGATGGGTGGTCGGGCGGTCGTGGTCGACGACAACAAGAAGGACCTCCGCGACTGGCGGGCCGACGTCGTCGCCGCGGCGTGCGATGCCCTGACCGCCGCGGGCTGGCCGACGTCGCCGCCGGAGGGAGCGTTCGGGGTGCACCTGGTGTTCCGGTTGCGCCGCCCGAAGTCGACGAAGCGACAGTGGCCGACGGTGCGACCGGATTGGGAAAAGCTCGCCCGCAGCGTCGGCGACGCACTCAAGACGGCAGGTGTGTACAGAGACGACGCCCAGGTTGTGCGAGGCATCGTCGACAAGGAGTACGGCGACCGGCCGGGCGTGCTCATCAAGATCTATGACTACGAAAGGAACCAGATGTGAAGAAGTTCGAGGGCAAGGATGTGGTAGCGGTCGGGCTGGAGATCCCGGGGGTGGCGGGGGGTTTGCAGCGGGCGATTCGGGTGGAGCCGCGGGAGTTCACGCAGGGCGAGCGGGCGTGGGCGTGCTTCGAGCTGGTGTGCCAGAAGGTGCGCTACCAGCCGATCGACCGGGAGAATCCGGGCGGCCCGCAGGAGAGGGTGCACGTGTTCGTCGCGGACGGGGCGACGTTCGTCGACGAGAGCCTGGTCCGCGACCATCTCGACAAGCAGCGGATCATGCTGGAGGAGGCCGCGGGGGTACACAGGCTGGACTTCGAGGACGACGACGAGGCCGAGGATGCCTAGCGAGCAGGCGTTCGAGGCGCGCTGCAAGGCGCTCGACGTGGCGTTAGAGATCCACTATCGGAAAGCCGGTCAGGGGACGGTCGAGCCGGCGTCGAAGCTGCTAGCCGACGCCCGCGAGATCGAGGAGTATCTGACGCGTCGGGAGAGGGTCGAGCAGTGAGCGCATCCGAGGATGATATGGACGGCCTCAAGTCGCTGCCCAGCGACGTGTTACTGCTGTGGGTAGGGCAGTTGTCGGAGCAGATCCGGGACGCGGAGGTGGCGCAGGAACACCGTCGGGACGTAGCAGCGGAGCTGATGCGCAGGCGGGTGGGGGCGAAGCGGATCGCCGAGGCGTGCGGTCTGTCGGTGCACGCCGTGCGCCGGTGGCTGTTCCTGCGGTCGAAGGCCGAGGACTAGATTTGCTATCGCGGTAGCAATCGTGGTACGCTGGTTCCTGTCGGGGCGAGCCCGGCACCTACCCCAGGGAGACGAGATGGACCTACACGAGATCGAGGAGCGTGAGTTCGGCCGCGGCCCCCGCCTGTGGGACGCCGACCCCGACGTGTGCTGCGCCGCCTTCCAGCTCGGGGCGTGCGAGCACACCGAGTACTTCGACGAGGAACGCGATCTCGACGAGCTGCTGGCCAGCCTGACGCCGGTCGCCGTCGAGGTGCTCGGCGTCGACGAGGAAGGCGAGGAGCCGGCGTGGGCGTTCCAGTACGACACCCGCAGCGAGGAAGCGGGCGAGCGGTGATGGCTGGCTACGTGAACGAGCACGAGGCGGCGTCTAGGACGATGAAGGTCCTGCGGCTGGTCGAGGCGATCGACTACCAGGTAGGCCACTACGACCCACGGGACGTGTCGACGGTCGTCTCCCGGCTGACCGACGCCCAGTGGCGGGGTCTGGCGATCGTGGCGGGAGTGCGGCCGCCGGGGCCAGAGACGCGTCGGCTGGTGGCGCTGCACTTCCTGAAGCGGGCCGAGCAAGCGAAGGCTGATCCTTTTGAGGGGCTCGGATGAGCGTCGATAGGGAGTCGTTCACCGAGCCGTGGACGGACGACGAGAACGCCGCCTACGACGCCCACTTCTTCCCGGAGGGCGAGCCGGGGGCGCTGTGCCCGGCGTGCGGGTTCGGGGTCGACGAGCACGAGCTGGCGACCGACGAGGACGACGGGGGCCGCGAGTTCACCTATCAGCGGTGCCCGGAGCGGCCCGACCTGCGGATAGTGGAGTCGTGAGCGCGTACGGTGTGTTCTCGCGGGTGGTCGGGGACCGCGCCCCGGCTTCCCGTCGGGCAGGTCGCGGTCGTCGTGTGATCCCCTCCGAGGGCCGCGAACCTGCCCCCCGACGGCGAGCCCTTCCGTTCGCCGAGACGCTCTTCGTGCTCGCCGCGGCGGGCGTACTGATGTTCACGTTCGACGCACCGACGGCGTCCGAGCCTCGCTCGTTCGGTTACACGTCTTTGCCGCCGCAGGCCGCAGCCGCGCCGCCCGCATCGACGATCACCACGACCCCGGCGCCCGTCACAGCAACGACGGTCGCGCCGACGACCACGTCGGTTCCGCCGCCGGTGGAGCCTGAGGCGGTCGTCGCCGAGACGGTTCCGCCGTCGGGCTGCGAGGCGGCCGTCGAACGGGTCGCCGGCCGGGCGGGGGTGCCGGCGGGTTGGACGATCGAGTGCGACCCTCGCGACACCGGGCATCGGGGCGAGGCCTACCTGCGTGAGGACCGGATCGTGGTCTACTGGAACGAGTCGGCCCACGAGTACGACCTGACGGTGGCTCACGAGCTGGGCCACGCCTGGGACAACTACCAGATCCAGTCGGAGGCGCCGGGCGCCCCGGCGGCGCGGGCGGCGCGCGAGGCGTGGCTGGGGCGGCCGATGACCGACGACGAGTGGCGAGGCTGGTACCGGTTGTTCGGAGAGCGGTACGCCGAGCATCTGGCGGCGACGTGGGGCTATCCGGGGGCGGGGCACTGATGGCCGGGTTCACACCGACGGCCGAGCAGGAGCAGGTGATCGACCTGTTCTCGACGGAGCGGGACGTGGCGGTGCAGGCGCTGGCCGGGACCGGTAAGACGAGCACAATCGAGCTGCTGGCCCGTTCGACGCCGCGGCGGGGCCGCTACCTGGTGTTCAACAAGGCGGCCTCGAACGACGCGGCGGCGCGCATGCCGCTGTCGATGGAATGCTCGACGATCCACAGCCTGGCGTTCCGGGCGTACGGCCACCGATTCTCGCACCGGCTCGGCGGCGGGCGGGTGCAGTCGTGGCGGCTGGCGCAGCTGATGGGGATCGACCCGTTCATGGTGACGGTCGACGACCGCAACAAGCTGCTGCAGCCGAGCATGCTCGCCAGCTGGACGATCCGGGCGCTCAAGGTGTTCTGCCAGTCGGGGGACGACGAGCCGTCGTGGCGGCACTTCCCGTACCTGGAGGGGATCGACGACCACCCGGAGCCGGGCGTGAAGGGCTACCGCAACAACCGGGCGCTGGCGAAGGCGTTGGAGCCGAAGCTGGCCGAGGCGTGGGAGGACTGGCAGTCCCCCGGCGGGAAGCTCCCCTACGATCACTCGGCCTATCTGGCCGGGTATGTGTTGGGCGACCCGAGGGTGCCGGTCGACTACATCGCGGCCGACGAGTTCCAGGACCAGTCGGGCCGCATGCTGCAGCTCGTCGCCTACAACCAGGCGCGGGGCGTCCAGCTGGTGGCGACGGGCGACGTACAGCAGCACCTCTACGGGTTCACCGGAGCGGTCGACGGGTTCGAGCGGCTCGACTTCGCGGCGACGGGCTGGCTGACGGGGAGCTTCCGGTTCGGGCAGGGCCTCGCCGACGTCGCCAACCTGGCGCTGCGCAAGCTCGGGTCGCAGGCGATGCTGCAGGGCCTGGCGGCGCACGACTCGACGGTGGGCGAGGTGGAGGACCCGCGGGCGGTGCTGTGTCGTACGAACAGCGGGGCGGTCGAGCAGGTGTTGAAGCTGCGCAAGCGGGGACTGCGGCCGCATCTGGTGGGCGGCGCGGCGGAGGTGGTGCGGTTCGCGAAGGCCGTCGCCGATCTCCAGGAGGGCCGCAAGACCTACCACCCGGAGCTGGCGTGTTTCGATTCGTGGGCGCAGGTGATCGAGTACACAGAACAGGACCCGAGCGGGGATGAACTCAAGCTGATGGTCGATCTGGTGAGGGAGTACGGGGTGCAGATCATCTGCGACGCTCTCGACGGACTGCCGGCCGAGGAGTACGCCGACGTGATCGTGTCGACGGTCCACAAGTCGAAGGGGCGGGAGTGGGAGACGGTGCGGCTGGCGGGCGACTTCCAGGAGCCGTCGCCGGGACCGGAGGGTGCGCCCGAGTGGCGGGTAGGCTACGTGGCCTGTACTCGGGCGAAGCGGGTGCTAGACCCGAGGGCGTGCGGCCCGGTACAGGCGCTGATCGGCGGGGCGGCGTGACCGCCTTCGTGTGGGACGACGGCGGCCGTGCCGCCGCGGGCTTCGCCGGCGTTCACCGGCAGGACTGCGTGGCTCGGGCGATCGCGATCGCCACCGAGTTGCCGTACCGGCAGGTATACGACGCGCTGAACGAGGCCGCCCAACGCGAGCGGCCCCGGCAGGGCCGCCGGCGGTCGAGCGCCCGCACCGGCGTCTATAAGGCGACGATCCGCCGGTACCTGTCCGACCTGGGCTGGCGGTGGACGCCGACCATGGCGATCGGGTCGGGCACGACCGTGCACCTGCGGGCCGACGAGCTGCCGGCGGGGCGGCTGGTCGTGTCGTGCTCGCGGCATCTGGTGGCGGTCGTCGACGGCGTGGTCCACGACGTGGACCCGGAGGTCGACCGGGACGGCACCCGCTGCGTGTACGGCTACTGGGAGGCACCGCAGGTGGACGTCGACGCGCAGGTAACGTTAGAGCGATGACGTCGACCGATCAGCTGCCTCGCTGGATCGAGTACGTCGCCCTCGACGAGCTGCGGCCGCACCCGGACAACCCGAAGGCGCATGACGTCGAGGAGCTGCGGGCGTCGATCGATCGGTTCGACTTCACCGAGCCGCACCTGGTCGACGAGCGCACCGGGTTGCTCATCTCTGGCCACGGGAGGCGGGAGGTCCTACTGCTGCTTCGCGACGAGGGCGCCGACCCTCCGGACGGGGTACTGTCGGCGTCGACGGCGAACGGGGCGTGGTCGGTGCCGGTGGTGCGGGGCTGGTCGTCGCGAGACGACGCCGAGGCGAAGGCGTACCTGGCGGCGGCGAACCAGCTGACGACGAGGGGCGGCTGGGACGACCGCGGCCTGCTGACGCTCTTAAACGACTTGTCGGCCGGCCCGGGTCTGGTCGGCACCGGGTTCGGCGGCGAGGACGTCGAGCGGCTGACGCGGCTGATCGACGCGATCGACTGGGAGGCGGGGGAGGGCACGAACCCGTACGACGAGTGGCGCGGCATGCCCGACTACGAGTCAACAGACCGGACGGCGTTTCGGGCGATCCTCGTGAACTTCGCTAGCGCCGCCGACGTCACCCGTTTCGAGGAGGCCCTCGGCGTGTCGCTACCCTCTAAGGACCGGTCGATGTGGTACCCGGCGAAGGAGAAGCTCGTCGCCGTAGACCAGCAGTGGGTATCCGAGGGCGGCTAGGTGCGGCCCCGCTATCCGATCTACATCCCGTCCCGTCGGCGGGCTGATTCTCGGCTGACTGTCCGGCTCCTGGAGTCGATGGGCGTCCCGTTCACGGTCGTAGTCGAGGAGGACGAGGCCGAGGAGTACCGGGCCGTGGTACGAGGCGGCGATGTCCTCGTACTCGATCCCCGATACCAACGGGCGTACGACCCATGCGTCGACCTGCAGCCCGGCGAGTCGAAGGGCTCGGGACCAGCCCGGAACTTCATCTGGGATCACGCCGCGGCCTCCGGAGCGGAGCGCCACTGGGTCATTGACGACAACGTCCGGAACCTCTACCGGATCCACCTCAACCGCAAGCTGCGGGTCGGCGACGGGACTGGGTTCCGGGTGATGGAGGATTTCGTCGACCGTTACCGCAACGTGGCGATAGCGGGGCCGAACTACGAGGCGTTCGACCAGACAGGGGGTCGGCCGCCATTCCAGATGAATACCCGGATCTACTCGTGCATCCTCCTAAAGACCGACCTCCCATACCGCTGGCGGGGCCGCTACAACGAGGACACCGACCTGTCGTTGCGGGTTCTCAAGGACGGGTGGTGCACGGTCCTCTTTAACGCCTTCCAGCAGGACAAGATCGCTACCCAACGGATGCGCGGCGGGAACACCGACGAGGTGTACGCCGACGGGACGACGGCGAAATCGCTGATGCTCGTGCGCCTCCATCCTGACGTGGCGAAGCCAGCTATGCGGTTCGGGCGCGAGCACCACTATGTGGACTACCGGCGATTCCGAAATCAGCGGCTGCTCCTCCGTGAGGACGTCGAGATCTCGGACGGCCCGGATAACTACGGGCTCGAACTCGTCGAGCGCGACCCGAAACTCGGCCAACGATGAAACTGTTTGCTATCGACGTAGCAAAGCGTGTTAGAGTGGTATCTGTTCAGCAACGAGCAGTGAAGCCGCTCGGAGGTGAGAGCCCGCCGGAAGGAGGAACCTACGAAGGTTCCGAGCAATACGGGACGGGGAGGCGCACACATCCGGCGAGGTAATCATCGCCCGCAAGGGGGGACTACCCGGCCTCTCCTGCTCGGCGCTGAATGAATCGATAACTACCCCCAAGGAGATTCTCACGATGGAACTATCAACCCGTAACGCCAGCCTCGACGACCTCGTCGGGCTGCTTACCGACCAGCACGCCCGCAAGCTCGACATGGTCGTCCCGGCGTCGGCGGTCCACGCCTACAACGGGAACCTCGTCGTCGAGGGCGCCGACCCGGTGATCGAGGCCGACGGCGTCACGACCGCCGACGGCTGGTACCGGCCGACCGAGGTGTGTGACGAACATTTGGCCGACAAGCTCGGGATCCCGCTCGCCTATCTGCGTCGGACGCGGTTCGAGCGCACCGACCTGTGGGACGCCAACGTCGAAGGCTGGCTGCAGGGCTCGCAGGGCCGCGGCCGCCACTCCGCCGAGGGCGGCAGCCCGGCCGACCCGCGCTCGTTCCTGCTGCGCACGTTCCAGCACTCGGTGCCGGGCGAGGCAGGCGTGGCCCGCGCCTTCCTGTCGGACCGGTTCGGGATCATCGACAACCTCGACGTACTGACGGCCGCCCTCGAAGGGGTGCGCGACGCGGGCGTCGAGGTCGTCGTCGACGGCTGCGACCTGACCGAACGCAAGATGCAGGTCCGGGTGGTCGCCCCGGCGATCCAGGCGTACGCGCCGACGCTGCTCGCCGGCTATCGCAGCCCGAACTCGGGCTGGACGGTGGACCGGGCCCGCGAAGTGGCGGCCCGCGAGGGACAGGGGTTCGTCGGGGGCGAGCCGATCGTGTTCGCCGGGTTCGTGATCTCGAACAGCGAGACCGGGGGCGGGGCGTTCTCGATCGTGCCGCGCTGCGTCGTGCAGGTGTGCAAGAACGGGTTGACGTTCACGATGGACGCCCTCCGCCAGGTGCACCTGGGCGGCAAGCTCGACGAGGGAGTGGTGCGCTGGTCGTCGGAGACGGCGCAGCGGTCGCTGGAGCTGGTGGCGTCGAAGGCGAAGGACGCGGTGACGACGTTCCTGGACGTCGACTACGTGCAGGGCAAGCTCGACGAGATCGAGGCGAAGGCCGACCGCGAGGTGACCGAACCGCAGAAGACGATCGAGACGATCGGTAAGCGGCTGCGCTTCTCGCAGGAGCGCATCGACTCGGTGCTCGGCCACTTCATCCGAGGCGGCCAGCTCACCGCCGGCGGGGTGCTGAACGCGGTGACGGCGGCGGCGCAGGACGTCGCCGATCCGGACGACGCGTTCGAGCTTGAGGTGGCGGCGCTGCAGGCGTTCGAGCTGGCAGCGTCGTGACGGCCGTCGTGACCGGGTCGGGGGCTGCCACCCTGGCTCCCGGCCCGGTGCGACGGTTCCGGGCGGTCGACGTGATCGCCCGCACCGGATGCAGCGAGCGGCAGCTCACGTACTGGCGCATGTACGGTGGGATCGGAAGGGTGCGAGGCGCTATCGCCTGGTTCTCGTGGCGTGAGCTGCTTCTCGCCGGCTGCTGGGTGGCGATGCACGGCGGCTGGGAGCACGGTTCGAACAACACCCAGATCGGGGTGCTGCGCGAGACGGTTCGCATGGCGTTCGACGAGGACGACTGGGCGCGGTGGCTGCTGGTGCGACCCGGCGAGTATCACTGGGTGGTCGACGAGGCGAACCTGCCCGACCTGGTGGCGACCTCGGGGCCGGCGTGGTGGCTGCTCGATGTCGCCCAGATCATGGAGGGCCTGCGGTGACGTACATCGAGCGAGAGCGGGGCGACCGGCGGCAGGGGCCGCGGCGGCTGGAGGAGGTCGAGCTACACTACGCCGAACAGGCACTGGTAGCGACGGCGCTGGAGGTCAGCTCGTGGCGAGAACCACCGGGCTCGGCGCTCGACCGGCTCGACCGGGCCGCCGACGGCTACCGTGCGGCGCTACGCCGCCTGCAGGAAGCCCGGAGGGCACGCCAGGAGGCCGCAGAGGCCGCCGCGACCGTTCCCGGCGACGCGACCACGAGCGGGTCGCCGTGAGCCGCTCTCTGGGCCGTGTGGCGGTCGCGCTCGTCTCCGGGGTGGCGGCGACGCTGCTGCTGGTGTGGCTGGCCGACGTGAAGGGCGCGTGGCGGTTGGCGGCCGGCTGCGGGATCGTCTACGCCGGGCTGCTGTTCCTGGCGACCGATGCCGACCCTGAGGAGGACGAGTGAGGACGTGGCTGCGCACATCGATGGTGGTCACCCGAGCTTGGTTCACGGGCCTCGTGCTCGTACTAGCGGCCGATCCGCTTCCAGGCGCGCTCGGTGGGCTCGCCCTCGTAGTCGGAATCGGGCTTGTCCTGTGGGACTGGCTGTTAGCCGTGACCGAGGGCAACCGGTGACTGTTCCCTCTGCCCTAGAAGTCCTCATCGACGCGTTGCCGCCGTTAACGCACGGTGGACAGGGTTACTACCAGGAGGCGGTAGCCAGCAACCTGCTTGATGCGCTGTCTGCTGCCGGATACGTGATCGTTCCCCGCTGGCTGCTGATCGGCTTGGTCGACTGCCACGAGTTCCCCAGTTCCGAACGGTGCGAGTTTGTGGCCGAAGCCCGCCGGACGCTGGCTCCGGAAGCGAATACAGAATGAAGGCTCCGCGCAATCCAGACGGCACACTACGGTGGTGTGATACGGAAGGCCCGCCCGAAAGCACCTACGACGATACGGTCCCAATCGTGCGCTGCGCCGAGCTATACGGCCACGACGGAGCCCACGAGAACGGCTCATGGAAGTGGCCCGCCGAGCCAGAACCGAGCACAGAATGAACCGCGTCACTAGGGTGTACTTCCCGTTTCCGTTGCGCTCCGACTTCTTGGCGGTCATAGAGATGCCCGAGCGGTTCACGGCTGAGGAGGCGGAACGTGTCTGCGCCTATGTGCGGTCATTGGCTGTTGATGAGCCGGAACCGAGCGAGCCGTGACCAAGTATCAATGCCCTCTGTGCCGAGGGCCGCACGGGTCGCAGGACTGCCCAAGCCTTGCTCCTACCGAACGTGATCTACCGGGGGTCCCAGTCGCGGAACCGAGCGAGCCGTGAGCGCCGACATCTGCCCTGTGGTCGGACAGACGTTAGAGGGCCATCACCACGGCTGTTCGCTCGGCAAGGGCCACGACGGCTACCACGTCTGTTTCAAGTGCCGAGGCACGTTCGCCGATTGGGATTGCTGGTCTGAGCCGCTAGCGAAACTGCGGGCGGTTTCTTCTACAGAGGAAGGGAACGAGCCGTGAGCGCCGAGCGCCACCAAGACGGCGCTAAGCACACCGAACGCTGCAATCACGCCCTGTGTCCGTGCTACCTGGAAGGGATGGCAGCAGGGTTGAAGCCAACCGGGCGGGTGCTGCATGAAGTGCTCGCGGCGGTTTCTTCTACAGAGGACCAAGACCAATGAGCTACACGACCACCCACACTCACACGATCACCGAGTTCGCCAATCCGTACTTGCGCTGCGACGTGTGCGGTCAGCCGGTCGAAGGCATGATCGCTCTAGAGGGCCAGGCCACGACCTGTAACCACAGAGGCGAACTGATCCCCTGCCGCCACCTCGGCGTCACCAGCATCTGCCCGTCGTGGAGCCCGGTTGTGGGTGTCGGCTGCCGCTGCCAAGAACATCTCGGCTACGTACCACACGCAGAGGACCAAGACCAATGAGCGGGAGTCGTCAGAAGATCGTCAATGGCAAAGCCTTCGACTGGCCGTACACATGGCGCTGTCTTGACTGTGGCTACGTCGGCCATTCCAACTTCCACGATTTGAGCGGCCCGAACATTCATGGCACCCAGCCCGGCGTGTCCGGGTTTCTTCTACAGAGGACCAAGACCCATGAGCGTTGACTGCTGTTCAATCGAACACCCCCATAACGGGGCACCCCCACCGGACGGCCAACACCACTGGCTGAGAGCCGTGAGCGGAGAACCAGCAACGAGCCAAGACCTCTCAGGAGACCAAGCCGTGAGCGTTGTAGAGGCACTTGCCAAGAGTCTGTGGGAGATCGGCAACCGACGAATCGGTCACCGGCCCTGGGAGACTGTCGCTGACACCTACCTGGCGGAAGCGCAGGAGGCGCTCGACACGTTAAGCCTGGCGGGCTACACGCTCGGAACCACTGATCTTGAAGCCGAGCTCGCCACCCTCCACACCAAGCTCAGCGATTTGCAGTTGGCTATCGCTGATACGGAGGACGACCACCACGGCGAACATACGGCGTGGAAACAGGAGATCGCCACTCTTCGCAGCATCATCCGCCGCTACCAGTCGGGATGGTTCCTGAGCGACGATTGGCCCGGCAAGTGGTGTCACAAGCGCTGGCCGAACGAGATGCAAACTCCCGATGAGGTCGCCTTCTTCGAGCAGGAAGCCGAGAACGATGCCTGACATGTTCATGGGCCCACCAACCGAACCCGTTGCCGAAGCGGCACCGATGCCGACGAACCTTGCCGCTCACCGAGCCGCTTGGAGTGCATCCCTTGAAGAAGAATCACCAGCGGGCGAAGCTGAACGTGCCTTCTCATACATCGAGGCTCTTGAAGCCGAGAACAAGACCCTCCGCTCACAGGTGGCTGAACTTCGTGGACGGCATGGATGGCAGACAGGTGTTGGAGCAGACGGTCGCCTTCTTCCAACAGGAGGCCGGGAGGTGAGTTGGTTTGACCCACCAATGCGAGACGGGTTCTACGATCAGGAGACTGCACTGATAGCGGTGGTTGAGTTCTGGATCAAGGGTGGCCCTAGTCACTCAGATGATTTGCCGTTCGGCCCATACAAACGACAGCTTGAAGCGGTCGAGTCGGGAGTTGAGATGCTCAAGTCCGGAAGGTGGCAGTGGTTCACGATCGAGCAAAGGCTGGTGTTGCCGTGAGCCCGTCACTGGACGAACTGCAAGTTGTTTACGAGCATGCCACCTACCCGCAGAACCTCAAGGCAGCCAAGGCGTACATCGATGCTCTCCGCCAAGCCCTAGAGGAAGCCACCGCCCGCTGCGATGAACTGATCCGACTCCACAACGAGGACTTCATCGGATCGGCACGATGGTACAGCGAGATGGTGGGGGAACGGGACGCCGCTCGGGTTGAGGTCAACCGCTTAGAGGCCGTGAACGAACGGCTACGGCACCGGCAGTGGTCGCCTCACGCGGTGGAAGAACTGCGAGCCGAGAACGAAATAGCGCATCACAACGTCGGGGCATTGCAAGCGGAAGTGTTTCAGCTTCGTTCCCTGCTCACCGAGATAGCCGCCTGTGACACCCGATCGGTCGGGGTCGGTTACACGACGCTAGAGATGACCAGCGACCTGTGGGACCGCATCCAACAAACCACGCCATGACTCAAAACCCCAACCCCGCACGCCAAGGCAAATGCCCCGGCACCAACCGACGCGGCGAACCATGCGGCCGCCCCGCCGGCGAAGGCACCGACTACACAGGCGTAGAAGGCGCCCTCTGCCGCTTCCACACAGGCTGCACCCCGAACGGCGAGAAACACAACCAACGACTCGCCGCCGAACAGGCCGCCGCCAAACACCGCCTGGAACTGGTCGACGTCGAACTCCCGACCCGCGACCCCGGCGAACGGCTGCTCTGGCTGGTAGCGATGTGCTCCTGCCAGGTCGAGTTCTACGCCCGCAAGGTCCAGGAGCTCGACGACCAGCAGCTGGTGCAGGGGGTGCAGCAGATCGTCGAGACCCGCTCGGCGGCCGGCGACGTCGAGCGCCGCACGGTCGTCGGCAGCACCCCGAACGTGTGGCTGCGACTGTTGAACGACAAGCAGCGGCAGCTGGCGGAGGTGTGCCGCGACGCGATGCGGGCGGGCGTGGAGGAGCGCATGGTGCGGCTGGCGGAGCGGCAGGCGGAGACGATGGTTCGGGTGCTGCGCCTGTCGCTGGCCGAGTATGGCCTGGACGGCGCCGACGCCGACCGGGTGGTGGCGCGGCACCTGCGGGCCGTCGAATAGACCCGGCGGGGCTGCGACGCTAGTGGTAGCGTCCCCGGGCGTGACGCCGCCGACTGGACCCCCGCCCTCCGATCGGCCGCAGAACGCGAAGGAGGGCCGCCAGACGAACTGACGACCCTCCGACACGTCGATTTGGCACTTACAGGTGACGTGGGGAAGGTTAACACCCGCGCAAGGTCGCGACGACATCAAAGACGCCTACGGCAAGCCGAGGGGTCACCCGATAACGCTCATGGGAAGCGACGGGAAGGGACCTGCTTACCAACCGAGCCAGCAATGCGCCGAGCGCCCTGGCCGGGAACACCGGGAGCCCACACCGTTCCAGCAGTTACTGCTGGCCAAGCCGGGACCGGCCGAAATCCGGGGAGGGTGACGCTGCGCCTGAGAGGGACGCGTTGGGGTAACGGTCGTGGTCGGAGTTTCACGAAGCTCGCCAGCGCAGACTTCCAGTCGGTCGGCTGCACCCGTTCCCGCCCAAGCGAATGGGTGCGGTCACGCGCCCCTGTATATCCGCGTGATATACGATGGCAGTCGTGGCACGGAAGATGATCCAGACCCGGCTCGACGAGGCCCTCGTGACCGCGTTCGACGCCAGCGCCGAACGGCGTGGGCTGACCCGCACGGCGGCGATCGAGAAGCTGATGCGTCGCCAGGTCGAGGTCGACGCTCGCACCGACGAGTACCCGATGGACTTCGCCAAGCGACCGCCCGAGAGATTCGTCGCGGACCAGAAGCCGTCGACCTGCAGGCATCCGATCGGGCAGCGCATCGGCGACTCGTGCGCGGCGTGCGGTGCGAAGGTGTCAAAGGCGAAGTGACGCTGCTGCGATCGGTCGAAGAGGTGGCGGCCAATTTGCTCGACCCGCCGGCGTCCGGTCTGAACGTCGACCCGGTGCGCTGGGTGCGGGAGCGGCTACGGGCCGAGCCGTGGTCGGTGGAGGCGGAGATCCTGGAGGCGATCCGCGACCACGGGGAGGTGGCGGTGCAGTCGTGCCACAACATCGGCAAGGACTGGACGGCGGCGGCGGCGGCGTGCTGGTGGCTGGACGTCCACAAGCCGGGCAGCGCGTTCGTGGTGTCGACGGCGCCGACGGGGCATCAGGTGAAGGCGATCCTGTGGCGGTACATCGGCCGCATGCATCGGGCCGGGGGGCTGCCGGGGCGGGTGAACCTGTCGGAGTGGTACATCGGGCCGGAGCTGGTGGGGTTCGGCCGCAAGCCGGCGGAGTACACGCCGGAGGCGTTCCAGGGGATCCACGCCCCGCACGTGCTCGTCGTATTGGACGAGGCGTCGGGCATCCCCGGGTCGCTGTGGGAGGCGTCGTCGTCGCTGACGTCGAACGAGGGCAGCCGTACTTTGGCGATCGGGAACCCGGACCGCACCGGCTCCGAGTTCTGGCGGGTGTGTCAGCCGGGGTCGGGGTGGCGGGTGATCCAGGTCGGGTTCGAGCGCACCCCGAACTTCACGGGCGAGCGGATCGCCCCGGAGCTGGCGGCCGAGCTGATCTCGCCCGGCTGGGTCGAGTCGCGCCGGGCGCGGTGGGGTGAGGAGTCGCCGCTGTTCATGGCGAAGTGCCGGGGTCTGTTCCCGGACGACGCCGACGACGGGGTGGTGCCGGCGTCGAAGCTGGCGGTGTGCCGCCAGGAGCGGGAGGTGCCGCTGCCGGACGACGGGTCGGTGCAGCTCGGCGTAGACGTCGGCGCGTCGGAGACGGGCGACCAGACGGTGATCCGCGAGCGCCGGGGCCGGAAGGCCGGTCGGGTGTGGCGGCTGCGGACGGGGGACAGCATGCGGATCGTGGGCGAGGTCGTGAACGCGGTGCGCGAGTCGGGGGCGACGCTGGTGGCGGTAGACGTGATCGGCGTCGGCTTCGGGGTCGCCGGCCGGCTCACCGAGGTGCTCGCCGAGCTGCCAGAACTCAAGTGCACGGTGGTGGGCGTGAACGTAGGCGAGGCCGCCAAGCAGCCGACCCGGTTCGTACGGTTGCGGTCGGAGTTGTGGTGGGAGATCGGCCGGGAGCTGACGGTGGAGGCCGGCTGGGACCTGTCGGGGATCGACGACGACACCGCCGCCGACCTGACCGCACCCCGCTACACGTTGGACAGCTCGGGGCGGGTGAAGGTCGAGTCGAAGGACGACGTGCGAGCACGGCTGGGGCGGTCGACGGACGACGCCGACGCGCTGCTGCTGGCGTTCTACGAGGCGTCGTCCCCTGGGCAGGTGGCGGACTCATCGATGTACGAGAGACCGCTCGGCTGGTAAGACCCCTGCCGGTTGCGTCGAGGGCGTAACGTGGCAGGCGATGTGGCTGACCGTGCTATTGACGTTGCTGGCGGTAGCGCGGGCGACGCGTCTGCTGACGGTTGATACGTTCCCGCCGATCGCGTCGGTCAAGGGTCGTCTGGTGCGAGCGAATGCTCCCGACTGGCTGATCTACATGTTCGGGACCGGCAAGAAGGACGAGCCCGGTTGCCCGTGGTGCGTGTCGGTGTGGCTGGCGGCGCCGGTCGTCTGGCTGGTCGACGTGCACGTCGCCGGCGGGCTGGTCGCCCCGGTGCTGGTGTGGGCGGCGAGCAGCGTGGCGGCCGGGTACATGGTCGGTTTGGAGCCGGAGTGATCGTGACGTTCCCGGTCGAGGAGGTCACCGAGCGGGGGACGGTGCGGTCGGGGTCGGTGACGTTCGAGTTCCAGGAGGGGGAGCGGATGACCGGCTGGTGGGAGTGCCCGCCGGGGCTGCGGCAGTGGGTGGTGCCGGTGTCGGTGGTGAACCTGGAGCTGACGAGACGGGAGCTGGAGGACGGCTGTGGCTGACCGTCGGATCCGGCGCCGGGAGCAGCCGAACTCGTTCACGGCGGCGGCGCAGCTGTTGGACGCCGGGAACCGGATGGCGGTGCCGCGGGTCGAGTCGTGGCAGGACGAGGCGTGGGGCCACTACGACGACGGCGCCGAGGTGTGGTACGCGTCGGAGTGGTTCGGGAACGGCCTGTCGCGGGCCCGGCTGGTGGCGGCGAAGCGGCCGGTGTCGCCGGGCGACGAGCCGGAGGTGGTGCACGACGGCCGGCCGGCGGAGCTGGTGTCGCTGGTCGCCGGGGGGGTGACCGGGCAGTCGGCGATGCTGCAGAACGTGGGGGTGCACCTGCAGGTGCCGGGCGACAGCTACGTGACGGCGCAGACCGACGCCACCGAGACGTCGTGGATGGTGCTGTCCCCGGACGAGGTGCAGGTCGACAAGGCGGGCGGGGTCGATGTGTGGAAGGTGCAGACCGAGGAGAACGTGTGGGTGCCGTTGCCGGTGGAGTCGCACGTGATTCGGGTGTGGCGGCCGCACAAGCGGCGTCATTGGCAGGCCGACTCGCCGGTCAGACATGCGCTGGCGACGTTGCGGGAACTACGGCACGCAAGCGAGCACATCGACGCGTCGCTGCTGTCGCGGCTGTCGGGGTTCGGGCTGTTCCTGTACCCGTCGGAGGCGGTGTTCCCGGTGAAGGAGAAGTTCGCGAACGAGCCGGACCCGTTCGCCGCCGAGTTCATGGAGGTCGCCCAGCTGGCGATCAAGAACCGGGGTTCGGCGGCGGCGCGGATCCCGCTGTTCACGCAGATGAAGGGCGAGCTGATCGGCCTGTGCCGGCACATGATGTTCGAGTCGCCGCTCGACGACAAGGCGATCGCGCTGCGGGAGGCGGCGATCCGCCGGTACGCGACGGCGGCGGACATGCCGGGCGAGGTGCTGCTGGGGGTGGGGGACATCAACCACTGGGGGCAGTGGTTCATCGAGGACTCGGCGATCAAGATGAACTTCGTGCCGGCGTTGGAGCTGATCGTCGACGCCCTCACCCGGGCGTACCTGCGGCCGATGCTGGAGGCGGAGGCGGCGACGGACGGAAACCGCGAGTTCGTGGCGGACGAGTGGATGGTGTGGTTCGACACGTCGGAGATGACCGCCAACCCGGACCGCTCGGACGACGCTATCGCGCTGTACGATCGGCTGGAGATCAACGGGGCGGCGCTGCGGCGGGAGACCGGCCTGGACGAGGCGGACGCCCCGACCGACGAGGAGGTGGCGGCGCTGGCGGCCCGCAAGCTGCTGACGTCCCCGCTGACCGCGATACAGGGTTTACAGCTGCTAGGGATCGACGCCTCCGACCTAACCCCGCCGGCGTCCGCCCCGGTGGCCGCGGCGCCGCCGTCGCCGAACGGCCAGGGCGAAGGACCGCCGGTGGGGGAGGAGCAGCCGGAGGCGACGCAGCAGATCGCGGCGTCGGTGATCGCGGCGGCGTACCCGATCGTGCACCGGGCTCTGGAGGTCGCCGGGAACCGTGCCCGCTCCAAACTGGGAGGCGCCCAGAAGCTCTCGGGAAGCCCGGCGGACTGCGCGCCGGAGCTGATGCACACGTGCGCCGACCCGGAGGTGTGCGGCGGCGCCGACTTCCTGCTGGCGGGGGCGTGGGACAAGGTCCCGACGTTGGCCGGCTACCTGGGAGTTGACCCGGAGGATTTGACGTTGCGGCTCGACACGTTCGCCCGCACGCTGCTCGCTCGACGCACACCGCTGTCGCGTGAGGCGCTAGAGGCAGCGCTAACGTGACGCTCCGACATCGCCGGTTCGATCTGGTGCGAGACGAGGACGTGACCGGCGTGTCTGGTACCGGCGTGGTCGCCCAGGGCGTGTGGTTCCCGGACGGCGATGTCGTGGTGTTGCGCTGGACGTCGGCGTGGCCTACCAGCGTGGTGTTCCACGAGCGGGGCCTCGATTCGATCGAGGCGGTGCACGGCCACAACGGCAAGACACGAGTCGAGTGGCTCGATGCCGACTAACGACCATCGCAAGCTGCTGGCCGAGCTGGAGGACCTGGCCGCCGCCGCGGTCGACGTCGCGCTGCGGAACGTGGCCCGCCGGTTCGCCGTCGCCCTCCGCCGTATGGGTGCGGTGTCCGCGGACGACGCCGCGGTGGTGCGCTCGATGTGGGTGGACGAGATCGACGGGCCGCTCGTCGACGCTGTAGAGGCCGCCCAGGAGCTCGGTGTGACGGCCGGGGAGGCGCAACTCGGCATACCCGCCGGGCGGCCGCCGCTGGCGCTCAGGGAGGCTCTGGAGGGCGCCAGGAACCGGCTGGCGCGCGTCGGCGACGAAGTCTGGCAGCACGCCCGCGCCCAGTTGGTGGAGGGGGTGGAGCTGGGCGAGTCGATACCGAAGCTGGCGAAGCGGATATCGCGGCTCCCGGATCTCGCCGGCCCGAGGGCCACGGTCGTCGCCCGCACCGAGGTCGTGTCCGCCAGCAACAAGGCGACGCTGGCGGTAGCCCGGGACCGGGGGGTGGCGACGGTCAAGACCTGGTTGGCCACCGACGACGACCGCACCCGCGAGTCGCACGCGGCGGCCGAGGCCGACCCGGCGAACCAGCGGATCCCGATGGACCACCCGTTCACGGTGGGCGGCTGGCCGGCCGACTACCCGGGTGATCCCGGTTTGCCCCCCGATGAGGCGATCAACTGCCGCTGCACCGTTGTGGTCGAGCGAGATCCGGCGGCCGAGCAGGATCAGGAAGTACCGTTGGCGGCGGCCGCGACCGAGGAGGAGACGATCGTGCCTTGGAGCAAAGTCAAGGGCGGCGGCGACTGCGGAGACGACCAGTGGGCGGTCCTCAAGGACTCCGACGGCAGCACGGCGGGGTGTCACGACACCGAGGAGGAGGCGGACGCCCAGCTCGCCGCGCTGTACGCGAGCGAGCCGGACGCCGCCGTCGAGCTGCTCCCGCTCGTAGAGGGGCCGACGTGGGAGGGCGTGATCGCGATCGAGGGGAAACCGACGGAGGAGGCCCCGGCCCGCGAGTTCGCGCCCGGCAGCCTGACGTGGGAGCGGCTGCCGATCGTGCTGCAGTGGGAGAAGGAGGGCACCCACGGCGGCGACCACAGCGTGACCGTCCCGGTCGGTTCGGTGGACGAGATCGAGCGTCGCGACGGCGGCGAGATCTGGGGGCGGGGCCGGCTGTCGACGTCGTCGCCGGACGCGTTGACGGTGACGGAGATGATGCGCGAGGGGTTCGTACGTTGGGTGTCGATCGTCCCGGACGGCATATCGGATGCCGACGTCGAGCTGGTCATGCCCGACGAACCGCCCGCCGTTGAGGACGAGGAGATAGAGGACCTGCTGTTCGGCCCGACCCCGGAGACGGTGATCTTCCACGCCGGAAGGATCAGGGCGGTGACGCTCGTCGACATCGCCGCGTTTATCGACGCGGTTGTAACACTGGAGGAACCCTTAGAAGTAAGCTCTGCTAATGAAACCGCGAGCGAGAACACCAGCGTTACAGCGGATACTTCGTCGAATCGATGTCTCGAATGCGGAAGCGTGCTGGCTGTGGCCGGGGGCAACGGCGGCCGGGTACGGGGTGATCGACGTCGAGGGGACGAATCGGGGAGTGCATCGAGTGATGTACGAAGCGCTGGTCGGTCCGATTCCAGTGGGGTTGACGATCGATCATCTCTGTCGGCAACCGCTGTGCTGCAATCCAGCGCATCTGGAACCGGTGACGATGTGGGAGAACTTGCGGCGAGCGCCGAACACCAGCGTTTCCAAGTCGTTGCGCATGACGCATTGCACCAACGGTCATCTATACGACGAGACGAACACGGTCATGGGGAAACGAGTCAACGGCGAGACCTACAGGATGTGTCGAACCTGCCGTCAGGAAAGTCGGTTACGTCGCTACGCAGCGGACCCGGAGCGATTCAGGACCTATCAGCGGGAATACCGGCGGATGAGGCGCAACTCATAGCGGCCGGTACGCACACGCTGGTGTTGCATGACCGGCCGCCGGCGTGGTGGTTCAACGAACCGACCGATGAGACCCCGCACGGCGCGCTGACGGTCACCGACGAGGGCCGCCTGTACGGATATCTGGCGCCGTCGAACGTAGGGCACATCTCGCCGCTGTTCCGGGGACGCACCGTCCCGTTGGGCACCGACTACTCGCGGTTCCACCGGGGCGAGGTGGTGTGCGAGGGCGGCGAGCGGGTCGTCGCAGGGAACGTGACGATGGGCTGCAACCACGCCCCGCGGGTGGCGTCGGTGCCGGAGATCGAGCAGTTCGAGAACACATGCGCCGTATTTGGTCGGGTGCGGGTCGGCGAGAACCGGCACGGCGCCTGGGTCGCCGGCTACGTGCTGCCGGGCGTGACCGCGGACATGGTGGAGCGGGCGATGGGTTGCCAGCTGTCGGGCTACTGGAGGCCGAAGGAGAGCGGCGGCGGGGTCGAGCTGTTCTCGGCGCTGCTGGTGCCGGTGCCGGGGTTCCCGATGGGGAGGTCGCGGCCGTCGGTGCGAGTCCGGAACGGGGCGATGGTGTCGTCGGCGGTGCCGGTCCGGTTCGAGGACGGACACCTGCACGGCCATGACTTCGCTATGGCGATGGCCGCGGCAGCAGGAGGGGGCTGCGGGTGCGGCGGTCACGTCGAAGGCGAACCGGCGATTACCGCGGCGGCGCTACGTTCGATCGTCTCGGTCGCCGAGCAGAACCGGCAGCGCCGACGACAGGCGGCCGCCGCGCTCGCCGCCCGGATCGAGGCGGGCGTCTGATGTGCGATTGTGGCGAGTCGATGAGTCTGGCGGGCGCGCAGATCGTCACGTCGAACACGGCGGCGGCGATGGTCGCCGGCGCGCCGCCCGCCGACCGCTACACGGTGACCTGCCCGGACGGCACGTCGACCGGCTACCACATGTGGGTGGAGGCGGCGGCGGCGAAACACCAGTGCGGCGGGACGCTGGTCGAGATCCGCTGACCGATGCTTGACCTCACGTCCCTGCCCCGCCCAACTGGTCGCCACCCAGCCGTGCGCTAGATGGCGATCACCGCGACTGACTTGACATCAGGGTCGGACACGACGTTGGCGACCTCTTACGTCACGGCGTCGATCACACCGACCGCGAACCGGCTGGTCCTGTTGACGACGGCGGCGTCGAAGGCAACGACACCGTCGCAACCCACCGTGTCAGGGGCGGGTCTCACGTGGGTGTTCGTGTCCGGGTTCGTGTTCGACACCGAAACGACGGTCACCGTGAACATGGAACGCATCGACGTGTTCCGGGCCTTGTCCGCGTCGCCGGGTTCGGGGGCGGTGACGATCAACTACGGCAGCAACCAGACCGGATGTCTGTGGTCGATCGTAGAGTTCGACGGGATCGACACGTCGGGAAGCAACGGCGCCAACGCGGTGGCGCAGCCGACCCAGACGGCTCCCGATCCGATCCCGGCCACCCAGGGGTCGCTCACGCTGGCCGCGGCCGGGAACAGCAACAACCGCCCGTTCTCGGCGTGGGCGCATGAGACGCAGGAGGCCACCAACCCCCGTTCCGGTTGGACCGAGATCCACGACGCGCTCATGGGCAGTCCCGCTAACGGCCTGGAAACTCAGTGGCGGGGCGACGCGTTTGAGACGACCGCGAGCGCGTCGTGGGCTACGCCGTCGACGTTCGGCGGTGTCGCCCTCGAATTGGTCGCGGCCGCCGCGGGCGGCGGGCAACCGGCGCTCGCCCGTTTCCGTTCCGTGCCTCACGTCCAGCCCGGCCGGGGAGGCGACTACCGATGAGGAGCCACGATGGCCGCCAGTGACGCCCGGTTCGTTCCCGTCCGCAACGCCGCCTACCGGGTGACCTTCCCGATCTTGGACGCTGACGGCGACCTGGTGGCCGGGGCGGCGTCGTTGGACTCGGAGGTGTCGAAGGACGGCGGGACGTTCGCGGACTGCACCAACGAGGCGACCGAGATCGCCGCCGCCTCGGGCATGTACTTCCTGGATCTGACCGCAACGGAGATGGACGCCGACACGGTGGCGGTGATCGTCAAGACCGGGACCGCCGGGGCGAAGACCACGCCGATCGTGCTGTACACCGCTGCTCGTGACGTCGACGATCTAGCGTTCCCGACCGTTTCGGGACGGTCGATCGACGTCACCGCCACCGGCGAGGTCGGCGTCGATTTGGACAACGCGGCCGGGACGTTGGACGCCGCCCAGTTCGGCGCCGGGTTCATCACGTCGACGAAGTTCGCGGCCGGCGCGGTCGACGCCGCCGCGATCGCCGACGGCGCCATCGACGCGGCAACGTTCGCGGCGGGGGCGATCACCGCGGCCGCCGTCGCCACCGACGCCATCGGCGCCGCCGAACTGGCAGCCGACGCGGTAACCGAGATCGCCAACGCGGTGGCCGCCCCCGCGGCGGCGACGATCGCCGACGCGGTGTGGGACGAAACACGAGCGGGCCACGTCACCGCCGGGACGTTCGGGGAAGGCGCCGCCAGCGTGCAAGGGAACGTGACCGGGTCGGTGGCTAGTGTGGTCGGCGCGGTCGGGTCCGTCACCGCGCCCGTGACGGTGGGCGCCAACGGCGACAAGACCGGTTACAGCCTGTCGGCGGCCGGGGTGGACGCCATCCTCGACGACTCTCTGTCCGAGCTGGCGGCGGCCCCCGCGGCGACGCCGACGTTACGGCAGGCGTTGCAGTGGCTCTACCAGATGTTCCGCAACCGGGTGACCGCGACCGCCGCCGCCACGACGGTGCAGAACGGCGCGGGGACGACGATCGCGACCGCCCCGCTCAGCGACGACGGGACGACGTTCACGAGAGGCGGATACAGCTGATGGCAGTGGACACGAGAGACGAGCGGGCGGCGGCCGCCCACCACTGGCTGCCGGACCCGGACGGCACGGTCGGGACGTTGGACCGACGGCAGGCGGCCCGCGAGTACCCGCTGCTGTCGCTGCCGGCGCTGCCGACGCCCGCGGACCCGCACGCGCTGACGTGCAGCTACCGCGACCGCGGCCACACGTGTACGCGCTCCGACCGGGGGCACACGGCGACCGCCCGGGAGTCGTGTTGAGCGGCCTGCGCTACCACCAGCATGCGGAGCGGCCGGCGGCGAGGCTGTGGCTGTACGACGACGACGGCACGCTCATCGACTTCTCCGACCCGGCCTACAGCTTCACGTTCAAGATCGGGGTCCCCGGCCGGTCGGCCGAGCTGACGAAGACGGCGGGGATCGCGGGGGCGGCCGGGTCGGGCAGCGAACCGGCGGGGGTCCCGAACGTGACGGTGACGTGGGCGGCGGGGGAGCTGAACCTGCCGGCCCGGGTCCGCTACCGCTGGCAGCTGACGGCGACGATCGGCGGGCTCGACCGGGTGTTCGAGGAGTCGTTCGAGGTGCTCGCCCAGATCCTCTGACCGGCGGGATGCGTGCGTCCGGTTGACCGGGAGGTGTATGGTGCGCGCAGCACGACTCACCTAGTGGGGGTGCCGTCCAGCTCAGTGAAGGCGCTGGACGTGAAGACGGACATGGTTCGCCGGATCGAGCACCGCGACTGCCGTCGCCGGTAGCCGGTGCAGAGCCCTCCCGGAAGATCGCATTGACCCGGAGGAACCATGGCCAAGAACGAGGCAGCGAACACCCCGCCCGTCGTCCCCGAGGACCTGTCCGAACTCGCGTTGGACGAGCTGGTCGCGCTCGACGAGCAGCTGACCGCCCTGTTCAACGGCATGTACGACCCGGACGACCCGACGGCGGACGTCGACGTGGCGGCGCTGACCGCCCTGTCGGAGGACATCCAGCGGGTGCGGGGAGAGCACTCCGAGCGGGTCGAGGCGGCCCGGCAGGCCCGCGAGCAGGTCGCCGCGCTCGCCGCCCAGGTGAACGCCGAGGTCGAGCAGCCCGACGAAGACGAGGACGACGAGGAGGAGGGCGCCGGGGAACCCCCGGCCGAGCCGGAGGACCCGGAGGCCGAGGTCGTTCCCGCCGACGAGGTCGAGGTACTCGACCCGGAGAAGGTCGCGGTCGCCGCCGCCGGCAAGCTGTCGGCGCAGCCGCGGCGCTACCCGAAGCTGAACGCCTCGTGGGCCGACGTGCGGCGCCGCGCCCCGGCGGCTGCCGCCCCCAACGGCGGCAGCGCGGTAGTGACCGCGTCGTCGGACATCCCGGACGTCCCGATGGGTTCCCGCCTGAACCTCGACCAGCTGGTGGAGGCGATCCACGCCAAGGCGTCGAGCGTGGCCGTCACCCAGCTCGGCGCCAACGCCCCGGTGCACCGGGTAGCGGAGATGCGACTCGACTTCCCGGAGACGCTGTCGGTGCTCGGCGACCTGTCGGACCCGGCCGAGACCGAGGCGCTCATGGCCCGCGTCGGCGACCAGGGTCGGCTGCTGTCGGCGATGCCGGCGGCCGGCGGGTGGTGCGCCCCGTCGGAGACCCGCTACAGCTTTTTCAACGTGACCTGCCAGGACGGCGGCGTCGATCTGCCGACGTTCGGGGTGAACCGCGGCGGGCTGCGCTTCCCGGTATCCCCCACGTTGGCGGACGTGTTTACCGGGACGTTCACGTCGGGCACGAACCCGTGGCTGTGGACCGAAACGGACGACATCGCCACCGTGACCGGAACCCCGAACAAGCCGTGCGTGCGGGTGCCGTGCCCGACGTTCACCGACGTGCGGCTGGAGTGCTACGGCATCTGTCTGACCGCCGGGAACCTCGCCGACGACGCCTACCCGGAGGCGACCGCCAACCAGCTGCGCCTGCTGGAGGCGGCCCACTTCCACGCGTCGAACGCCCGCTACATCGCCCAGATGGTGGGTCTGTCGACGCCGACCGGGGGGCCGACCGCGATCGGCGCCGCCGGGTCGGGGACGTTCGCGCCGCTGCTCGGCTCGGTCGAGCTGGCCGCCATCGACTACAAGACCCGCTTCGGGATGTGCGAGGACGACATCCTGGAGACGGTGCTGCCGGCGTGGGCGAAGGGCGCCATCCGCTCCGACCTGGCGAAGCGCTCCGGGGTCGACCTGCTGTCGGTGTCGGACGCCCAGATCGCCGACCACTTCGACGCCCGCCGGGTGCGGGTCCAGTTCGTGCAGGATTGGCAGGTGCGCAGCGCCGGGCTGCCGGGCGGGGCGACGCCGATCACGGCGTGGCCGACGACGGTCGACTTCATGATCTACGCGGCCGGGACGTTCCAGCGCGGCAACGGCATGTCGCTGCGGATCGCCATGCTGCGCGACAGCGTCCTGAACGCCGAGAACGACCACACCGCCCTGTTCATGGAGGAGTGCCATCTGATCGCCCGGTTCGGGCACGAGTCCCGCCAGTACCGGGTGGCGATCTGCACCGACGGCACCACCGGGGCGTCCGACCTGACCGCCTGCGGCGTCTGAGCCGGGGAGTGACCGAAACGACGAGAGGAGGTGACCGATGCCGACGGAGGTCCAGAACTTCGTAGAGGCAGCGCCGTCGACGGTCATCCCGCTCGGCTACGGCCTGTTCGCGGCGGCCACGATGCAGGAGCTGGGCGGCCGCGAGTCCGGCGGGATACAGACGACCGCCGACCCGTGCGTCGCGGGTCGCCCCACCCAGGACGGCTGCCCGACCGACTCCGGCACCGACACCAAGACGGCGACGTCGACCGGGTTGGACGACTTCGCGGCCGAGCCGTTCACGGTGTACAGCCGGATCGACTGCGGCCCGGTCGGGTTCTGGGACCAGGCCGACGAGCGTGCCCGCCGCGCCCTGCTGGGCGGCGAGGCCCGCGCCGTCGAGCGGGCGTTCTGGACCGGCGACCTGCTCGGCCCGAACGTCCTGAACCCGCATCTGGCGGCCGACACCGCGATCGTCGCCGGCGGGCTGACCGTGCAGCAGGCGGCCACCGTGGTCGTCTCCGGGGGACCGGCGAACGGGGTGCCGTTCCCGGAGGCGATCGGACTGGTCGAGGGGGCGCTGGCGTCCTGTCTCGGCGGCTACGGCACGATCCACGTGCCCCGCTGGACGGCCGCGACGTTCGGCGCCGAGGAACTCGTGTTCCGTGACGGCCAGAACCTGCGGACGATGCTCGGCACCCCGGTGGCGGCCGGCGCCGGCTACGTCGGCACCGGCCCGGACGGTTCGACGCCGCCGGCCGGGTCGGCGTGGATCTACGGCACCGGCCCGGTCACGGTCCGGCGGGGCGGGGTGCGGGTGTTCTCTCGCGAGGAGTCGTTCGACCGGTTCGAGAACCGGGTGGCGATGATCGCCGAACGCACCTACGTGGTCTCGTGGGAGTGCTGCCTGTTCGCGCTGCTCGTCGACGTCGGCGGGTTCACCCCGCCGCTGGTGGCGGCGCCGTGATCGTGACCGCGGTCGACTTCGACCGCTACCTGTGGGCGACGTCGCTGGCGGTCGACGCCGGGTTCTCGCCGCGCCCGCTGGGCGGAAACAGCTTCGAGATCGACGTCACCGCCCTCGACGTGCTCAGCCCGGCGGTGACCCTCGGCGCGGTGTCGACCGACGCCCCGGTCGAAGCGCCCGCACCGACCGAACCCCCGTCTGTCAAGCGCGCCGCCCGTCGCCGGGCCGCCACCAAGGAGGAGTAACCCGTGGCCTCACTCTGTCTCGCCCCCATCCGCGGCGACGTGCTGCGCATCGTTAAGGAGGACGTGTGCGGCGTCCCGGTGACCGGCGCGGCGTCGGCGCAGGTCGTGTCGGCCGGGTTCGTGTCGATCGACGTCGACCCGAACTACGAGCTGCAGGGCGCCATCCGGGAGCGGCTGGCGAACGGGTCGCTGTGCGTGAACGAACCGGACGTCGCCCAGCTGCTGGAGATCGAGGTGGCGATCAACTTCTGTCTCGTCGACCCGGACATCGCGGCGATCACGATGGGGGCGACGCTGATCACCGGCGGCCCTCCGGTGACCGGCACCGGGTTCGCGCTCCGCGAGGGGATCATCACCGCCCGCTGGTCGCTGGAGGTGTGGCAGCCCACCGCGGGGGCGTCGGCGTGCGACCCGTCGGGGCTGCCGCAGCGGCTCTACCACGCGTTCCCGAATCTCGGGTCGGCCCAGCTGGGGTCGTTCACGATCGAGAACGGGCGGCTCAACTTCCAGATCACGGCCCGCACCAAAGCCGGGTCGCTGCTGTGGGGTAACGGGCCGGGCAGCGCCGGGCCGTGGACGGCGTCGATCCTGTCGGGCACCCACTATCTGGCGAACTACACGACGGTGGCGACCCCGGCGATCCCGGCGGACTGCGGCGCCTTCGCGCTGGTCTGACCGGACGGTCGATGACCTTCGACGACAGCGGCTTGCCGGCCGGCTCGCTGTCGGGGCCGTGCGACGTGTGGCCGCTGCCGGATGAGTGGTGCTGCACGATACCGGCGACGCCGGCGGTGACGGGGGCGGCGGCGGCCGCGGCGACCGAGATCCTGTGGGCGGCGTCCGGACGGCGGTTCGGGACGTGCACGGCGACGGTGTACCCGTGTCCGGAGGAGTGCGCCCCGTCGTGGGCGCCGCTGTCCGCGGCGTGGGGCTGGCCGTACCCGCGGCTGGTCGACGGGTCGTGGGTGAACGCCGGCTGCGGCGACTGCGGCGACGACTGCGCGTGCACGTCGGCGGCGACGGTCGTGTTCCACCAGTTCCCGGTGCTGTCGGTCGGCGAGGTCGTCGTCGACGGCGAGGTGCTGGCGACCGGCTCCTACCAGCTGTGGGACCACCGGCGGCTGGTGCGCAGCGACGGCGGCCGCTGGCCGCTGTGCCAGGACTGGGCGGCGGGCGGGTCGTGGTCGGCGCGGCTGACGGTGGGGGAGCCGGTGCCGGCGACCGGGGTGCTGGCGATGGGCGAGCTGACCTGCGAGCTGACGAAGGGCTGCGCCGGCGGCGACTGTCGGCTGCCGCGCCGGGTCGTCGATATGACTCGGGCGGGGGTGTCGGTGTCGTTCGCCGACGTGCAGCAGCTGGTCGAGGGCCGGCTGTTCGGCCTGGAGGCGGTCGACTACTTCGTGGGGGCGTTCAACCCGCACGGGTTGCCGGACCGGCCGCGCATCTACAGTCCGGACGTGGCGCCGCAGCGGCAGAGGACCTGACGTGGCCGCCGACCCGGCGATCCTCTACCTGGTGGGCCGCGATCTCGTCGAGTGCGCCCGCGCCCGGCTGGCGGCGACGCCGTACGGGGAGCCGTCGCGGGTGTCGATGACCGCGGGGGCGGTCGTCGAGGAGGTCGACGGCGAGGGCTGCTGCAGCCAGCTGACGGGGACGGTCGCAAGGGTGTACCCGTCGACGAGCTTCCCGCTGCAGGACGGCGACGCCCAGCCGTGCCACGTACCGTTGACCGCGGTCGAGTACCGGCTGCGGGTGGTGCGCTGCTCGACCCAGCCGCAGGCGCCGATGGAGCTGGCCCCGACGGTCGAGGCGTTGGACGAGGAGGCGCGCCGCTGGGCGGTCGACGCGCTGGCGGTGCGCACCGCGGTGGCGTGCTGCCTGCAGGCGCTCGGTAACCAGGTCGAGTGGCTGATGGGCGACACGACCCCGACCGGCCCGGGCGGCGGGTGCGTCGGCTCGGAGACGGCCGTCACCGTCGGGTTCGGCGACCTGTGCAACTGCAGGGCCTGACCGGTGGCGATCAGGATCGACCCCGACTGGCTGAGGGACCCGAACGGCCCGGTCGTCCGCTGGCTGAACGGGTTGGGCGTCGACATCGAGGCGCAGGCCCGGCAGCAGGCGCCGGTCGACACCGGTCGGCTGCGGTCGTCGATCGAGCACTACGTGAGGGTCGAAGGCGGCGCCCCGGCGCTGTTCGTGGGGTCGCGGGTCGAGTACGCGGCGTACGCTCACCGGCGGGGCGAGGAGCGTGCCCACTGGCTGCTCGACCCGTTCCATACAGTGGTGGCGAGAAACACCTGAGCCATGGAGGACATCGCCCGTGAAGGACTTCACCGATACCGACCGGCCGACCGAACCGATCCGATTCACCGTCGACGGCGACACGTTCGAGTGCGCCGCCGTCCTGCCGGCCGGCGCCGGCTACGACCTGGTGGCGGCGGCGACGAGCGGCGACAAGGGCCAGATGGTGGCGCTGGCGGGGGCGAGCCTCGACGCCATCATGCTGCCCGAGTCGGCCCGCCGGTTCGCGCAGCGCATGCGGGACCCGGAGCGGCCGATCACCGACGCCCAGGTGGGCGCCATCCTGCGGTGGCTGACCGAGCAGTACTCGGCCCGCCCTACCACACCTGCCTCCAGCTCCTAGGCTGGGCGGCAGGCAGGCTCCCGGAGCTGCGGGGTCGGGCGCTCCGCGACGGGCTGCGACTGATGGACCTCCCGCTGGCCGACCACTGCGACGTGCTCGTCTCCTACGTGTACGACGGCCGCGACGGCGACGTCCGCAAGGCGATCGACAAGGCGCTCACGCCGCCGGCGCCGCCGCGGACGGTGCACGGGCTGCCGACACCGGAGGGGTGGCCGACCGACGAGCAGATCGCCGCCGAGGGCGCCGCCACCGCTAGGGCGCTGGGGGCGGCCGTCTGATGCCGGGGAACGTCATAGCCGAGGCGTTCGTCGCGGTGCGGATCGACCCGCGCCAGCTCGAAGCCGACCTGCGGGCGGCGGCCGGCGACCTGCAGGTGACCGCACGGGTGGCGGCCGACACGGCGTCGCTCGCTCCGGCGATCCAGGACGCGGTCGAGGCGTCCGACACGCAGGTGACGGTCACCGCCGACGCCGAACCGGTCGCCGGGGAGATCAGCGCCGCGGTCGCCGAGGCCGACACGCTGGTCCCGGTCACCGCCGACGTGACGGGTGCCCGCTCGGAGCTGGAGACGATCGGCGATGGCGTGTCGGTCGAGGTGCCGGTCGAGGTGGACACGACGGCGGCGCAGGCCGAGGTCGAGCAGCTCGGCCAGTCGGCGCAGACCGCGGCCGGCGGCACCGAGGCGTTGGGCGGGGCGGTCGGGAACCTGGGGGCGGTCACCGACCTGGCCGGCGGCAAGGCCCAGGGGCTCGGTCAGGCGCTGCAGGGCATGGGCGGCAAGGCCGGGATCGCGGGGGCGGCGCTGCTGCCGCTGGCCGGGTTCACGGGCCTGCTGTTCCAGAACGCGGTCGACGCCGAGGCGGCCACGTTCCGGTTCGAGAACACGCTCGGCGACATGGCGTCGACGGTCGACGAGATCGACGTCGGCGGTCTGTCGGAGGGGATCTCCGACCTGACGCTGCGGTTGGGTTCCGGCGACGACGAGCTGCGCAACGTCGTGTCGTCGTTCTTTCAGCTCGGCCAGTCGGCGGGCCGCTCCCGTCAGGAGGTCGGCGTCGCCGCCGAGCAGCTGGTGGCGTTGGCGGCGAGGGCGAGGGCGCTCAACCCGGAGTTGGGGTCGGTCGACAGCATCGCCCAGTCGCTGCAGGGTAGCCTGGCCCGAGGCGGCCCGTCGCTCGCCGCGTTCGGGATCGCGCTCACGTCGTCGGAGATCGAGGCGCGGGCGCTGGCCGACACCGGCAAGGCGGCGTCGGACGAGCTGACCCAGTTCGACAAGGCGGCGGCGGGCGCGGCGCTCGCCACCGAGCGGCTCGGCAGCCGGCTGCGGGAGGACATCGACAAGGGCGCCGAGAACCCGGCGATCCGGCTCGCCGCCCTGACCACCAAGCTGTCCGAGTTCCTGGAGACGTTGGGCACCCCGCTGGTGGCCCCGATCTTCGAGATCCTGGAGGAGCTCGAACCGGTCGCCGAGGAGGTCGCCAAGAGCTTGGCCGACGTGATCGTCGCCGGGCTGCCGATCGTCGAGCTGTTCGCCGACCTGCTCCCGGTCGTCACGGTGGCGCTCAAACCGCTGCAGCTGTTGGCGGCGGCGGTCGTTCTCATCGAGGACGCCGTCGCGGCCGCGGTCGGCCCGATCCAGGATTTCATCGACCTGCTCGGCGACCTGCCGGTCATCTCGCAGCTGGTCGACGCCGTCGGGTTCGTCGGCGACGCCGTCGGCTCGGCCACGGACGCGATCGGCGACGCCGCCGGCGCGGTCGCCGACTTCGTGTCCGGCGGGGAGGAGCTGCACGGCACCGTCGTCGAGATGGGCGAGGGATTCGAGACCGCCGAGGAGAAGGCGGCCCGGTTCGCGCGGCAGATCGGCGAGACTACCGAGCTGGTGCGCCGCGGGGTCGTCGCCCAGGGGGAGGCGATCGCCGGGGCGTTCGCCGCCGCGGTCGCCGGGATCGACGAGTTCGTGGCGTCGGCCACGGGGGCGCTGCCGTCGGTGGCCGACGCGTTCGACGCGGTCGGCGAGGACAGCGTCCTCTCGGTCGGCGAGTTCGTCGCCGCGCTCGACGCGTCGGCCGCCACGGTCGGCGAGTTCCGCGACAACCTGGCGCTGCTCGCCGCCGAGGGGTTCACCGGTCTGGCGGCGACGATCGCCGAGCAGGGACCGGCCGTCGGGGGCGCGCTCGCCGAGGAGCTGGCGACCGCCCTGGAGTCCGGCAACCGCGAGATCGTCGACGGCGTGCAGGCCGCCACCGACGCGTTCAACGCCGAGTGGACGTCGACGGTCGAGTTCTTCCGCAGCACGCTGGGCCCCGAGTTCATCCTGTCGGCGGGGTTGATGGGTTCGGGGGCGGCCGCCGCGTTCGGGCGCAACCTGACGTTCGCCGAACGGGTGCGGGTCGCCGGCGAGCTGGCCAAGTCGGGGCTAGACCAGCAGGGCCAGGCGATCGCGGCGATCGCCGCGGTCGAGGGCGAGCACGCCGCCCGCCTGTACGGCGAGAACCTCGGTCTCGAAGCGGTGACGGTCGACGCCGCCGTCCGGGCCGGGCAGGCGATCCGTGACCACGCCCCGGTGGGCGCCTACCGGGACGCCGGGATCGTGCTCGGCGACGCGTTCAACGACGGGGTGATCGGCCAGCTGGAGCTGCTCGGTCGGCTGTCGGCGCAGGCGGCGACGAGGGCGATCAGCGAGGGGCTGCAGATCACCCGCACCCAGTTCGGGATCCAGTCGCCGTCGAAGGTGTGGGCCGAACGGCTGGGCCGACCGATCGGCGAGGGCATCGCGGTCGGGTTGGCCGCCACCCAGTCGGACGTGACGGCCGCCGGCCTGTCCGCCCTCTCCGGGCTCGACTCGCTCTCGGCGTCGGCGACCGTCGCCGGACCGACGGCGGCCGTCGCCGCGAACGGCGCGGCACCCGCGGCGGGCGGGGCGGCGGGCGGTTCGCTGGGGACGGTGGAGGCGCTGCTCGGCGAACTGGTGAGCCAGTTCCGTCGCCTCGACGGCGCCGACGTGGTCACCCTGTCCCGGCTGGTCGAGGAGGGCGACCGGGTGCGAGCGAGGAGACGCTGATGGCGACGTGCGACCCGACGTTGATCGTGGCGGAGACGGGCTGCCGGTTCGAGGTGAACCTGCCGCCGCCGATGGCGGTCGAGCACGTCCGACCCGGGAGCGTGGTGACGACGATCGACGGGTCGGCGCACGTGCAGCGCGCCGCGAGGAGACACCGCCGGTTCGCGTGGACCGTGGCCGGCGGACCGGAGGACGTCGGCGACTGGCTGGCGTTAGAGCAGGACGTGTTCGGCCTGCCGTTCCGGTGGTACGACCCGTGGGCGGCGTGCGTGAACCTGCTGCCCGCCGAGGTGACGTCGGTGTCGGTGACCGGCGACGCCTGGCGGTCGACGGCGTCGAGTCCCGCCGGGATCGACGGCGCCGGACTGGTGGCGCTCGACGGGAACCGGTGCGCGGCCCGGTCGATCTCCCCGCGGGAGACGCTCACGCTGCCGCGCCGCGACGGGGCGCTCGACCCGGTGCCGGTGAAACCGGGGGTGACGTACACGGCGTCGGCGTTCGTCGAGCAGGTGGCGTCCGCCTACCTGTGTCTGCTGTGGTACGACCAGACGGGGGCGTTCCTGTCCCGGAACTGTTCGGTGACCGGCGGGCCGCAACGGTTCGCGGTGTCGGCGCCCGCCCCGACCGGGGCGGCGTACGCGGCGCTGGAACTCACCACCAACGGCCAGGAGCAGGTGCTGGCGGTCAACAACACGGTGACCGGGACGGGGGCGACGTCGACCGACGTGGGGCCGCTGACCGCCGACCTCGACGTCGAGGTGAAGGTGGCGGCCATCGACTGGTCGCCGTCACAGGCGCTGGTCGCCCAGTGGACGACGGCCGGGAACCAGCGATCGTGGCAGTTCCGTATCTCCGCCGATGGGCTGGCCCTGGACCTGTCGTCGAACGGGACGCTCGTCACCGGCCACGCCCAGCCGTTCGTCGCCCCGATCGTCGCGGTCGACGGGCAGCCGCTGCGAGTGCGGTTCACCCGGTCGGCGTTTACCGGGCTGATCCGCTTCTACGTCCTCCAGAACGACGTGTGGGTACAGCAGGGCGCCACCCAGGCCGGCTACGTCGGCAGCCTGCACGCCTCGACGGGGGCGACGACCGTCGGGTTCCACGACGCCGGCACCAACGACCTGAACGGCTGGGTGTGGGACGTCGACGTCTCGTCGGCGGGGGCACCGACCGGCGCGCCGCTGGCGGTGACCGGGTCGCCCGACTGGACGTCGGCGCCGTGGAAGGTCGGCGACAGCCAGGCGACGGGGATCCGGGCGGACGCCCAGGGCAACCTGTGGACGCTCACCGGCGCCGACTCGAAGGTGGTGCTGCAGGCGTTCGGGCAGCCCGGCGGCCGGGTCGCCGGCTTCCAGCTGCACGAAGGCGCCGCCGCGATCCGCTGGCATCCGGGGATGGGGCCGCCGCGGGTGGCGCTCGCCGGCGGCTCGGAACGCTACCTGCGTATCGGCGAGGAATGCTCCGGCTGCTCCGGCCAGCACCTGCGGTCGTTCTCGGTCGAGCTAGTGGAGGTGCACTGCTGATGCCGCTGATCAACCTCACCGAACTGATCTCCGCCCCGGCGGTCGCGGGCACCGACGTGATGTACGCGGTGCTCGACCCGGCCGGGGCGCGACTGCCGCGCAAGACGACCGTCGTCAACCTGCTCAACCGACGACCCGCCGGCACCGAGAACGGGTTCGTGGTCACCCCGCCCACCGGGTGGGGCGACGGCACCGAAACCTACGGTTCGGAGCAGGCGTTCCTGGTGCTCTCCGACTCCGACGCCCCCCTGTCGGTGACCACCGAACCGACTTCCAACATCACGGCGACCACCAACGCCACCCCGGTGGCGGTGACGACCAGCCCGGCTCACGGCTACTCAACCGGGGACGTCGTGCGCATCACCGGAACCGGGATCGGCGCCCTCGACAACCGGTGGTGGAAGATCACGGTCACCTCGTCGACGACCTTCACGTTGAACAGCTCGACCGCGCCCGGCTCGACGTCGGCGACCGGGTACGTGTTCGCCAGCCGCAACCCGATCCTGCTGCGCATGGACGGTTTGGGCAGCATCGGCATGGGCGGCGGCATCCACCTCGCCACCGGTCTGCGAGGCAAGAGCGGCCAGACGTTCGCGCCCGGCGCCGCCGTGTCGCTGTGGATCACTCCCAGCTACGACGCCGCCGGGATCATCATCACCAACCCGTCGACCACCCACTGGCCCGGAACCCCGATATCGGCGTTCATGTCGTGCTTGGACGTGAGAGCCGACCCCGACGTCGTCGTGTTCGAGGTCACCGCCGCCGGTCAGGCCGTCGCACGCCGAGGGCTGCGCATCTCGGCCGACGGGTCCTCCAACGCCCTGGAGTTCGGCACTACGGGGGACGCCAAGATGTACCGGGGTGCGGCGGCCTCTATCTACAGCGACTCGACGGTCGTCGCCCGAGCCGGGTTCGCCGATCAGGCGTACATCGGGAGTTTCTTCGGGTCGGCCGGGCTGATCTTCGGTTCGGCGATCGACACCGGGATCTACCGGCAGTCGGTCGGGATCATCCACGTAGCGAACGCCTTCCGGTTCCCGGAGATCACCGACCCCGCCGCCCCGGCCGCGAACCACGGCCTCCTCTACTTCCGGGACAACGGTGCCGGCAAGACCCAGGCCTGTATCCGGTTCCCGACGGGAGCGATGCAGGTCATCGCGACGGAGCCGTGATGATCCCCGAACAGTCCGACGCCGTCCTCGCCCTGATATCCGACTTCTACCGGCAGCTGCAGGCGGCCATGGGTCGGATCGCCGAGCTGGAGGCGCAGCTCGGCGAGGTCCGGCAGGAGGGCGGCTATGAGCCCGCTGACGACTGAGGACGGCGTAACCCAACTGGCGGTCGAGGACGGCGTGACCGCGCTCGGCCTCGAAGAGACGGAGGAGCTCGGCTTCACGGTCGGCGCCGGCGTGCGCAGGGGCGCGGTCACGACGGGCGCGGCGCTGGAGATCGACAACACCGACGGCGACTGCACCGAGGCGTTCGACGGGCACGACATGGCGGGCTGGAGCCTGCGCCGGGAGATCACGACGACCCTGCCGGATCAGGTACGCCTGGTGTCGGGCGAGTCGGTCGCCGGGATGTCGCTGTCGCTGGTGGCGTGCCCGGACGTCGGTTACAACGGGCGGTGGACGCCGTGGCGGACGAACGTGAGCCGAGCAAACCAGGACGCCCGGTTCGAGGCGTCGCTGAACGACGACCGGCAGCGGCTGTTCACCGGGATCGTCGCCCGCGCCCGGAACCAGGCGTCGTCGCCGGTGTTGAACTTAGAGTTGGACGACCTGCTCGCCGACCTGTCCGACGAGGTGCTGGTCCCGGCGACGACGAACACGACTGCCTTCCCGGCGGGGCTGCGGTCCGAGTGGATCATCGACCTGGCGGCCCGCACCGGCGGCTGGTCGACGACGCCGCTCGTCACCGACGCGACGGTGGTCGCCGGCACGATGCAGGGGTCGGTGTCGGCCGAGGTCGGGTTGACGACGCTCGTCGAAATCCAGGCGGGCGACGAGAACCTGTTCTTCACGGTTCCGTGGGGGATCGCCCCCGACCGGGTGGGGGTCCGCTACGAACTGTCGACGGGCGACCAGCCGGGGACGGCGCTCGACCGCAGCGAGACGTGGGCGTACACGTTCCTGATCACCACGCCGCCGTCGCCGCTCGACCCGGAGGTCAACCAGGCGCTGATCGACGGCCAGGCGAGCTTCGGTACCGCCGACCCGCGGTTGACGTTCCAGACCCGCTGGGAGGAGGGACGCTCCCCGACCGGCGACGTGGTCGTCACCCTGGCGCAGGTCGACGTCTTCATCCTCGCGTCGGGAGCGACCCGGATGCGGCTCCAGTTCGAGGTCGTCGAAGGACTCTCCGACGACATCACCACCTTCACGGACGTGCTCGCCGGCGCGGTGCGACCCGGCCTGAACACGATCGCGATCACACCCTCGGCCGACGGGCGCAGCATGCGTCTCCGGGTGTGGCACGAGGGCAGCGCCACCGCCGACCAGACGTTCGCGCTCGACGCCCCGTCGCCGTCGTGGCCGCCGACCGGCACCGAGAACCTGATCATGCGGAATACCGACATTCTCGGTTTAGGTCCCCGGTTCGGCGGCGTGCTCGTCGAACACTACACCGGCGTCTACTCGACCGCGAACGTGCCGCTGCGCCCGGAGCGCGGCATCGACTGGGACCCGCAGGGCAGCGAGTCGGCGCTTACCGCGGTCCCGCCGATGGCGCTGCTCACCGCCCGCGAGGTGATCCGGCTCGTCGTCGAGGCCGAGCTGGGGGCGTTCTGGCTCGACGAGTTCGGGACCCTCGTGGTGCGCTGGCGCGACTTCCTCGCCGGCATCGGACGCCTCGACCGCACGGTCACGCCATGCCAGCTCGTCGACCTCGACTGGCGCGAGGGGATCGAGCAGGTATACCGGCGGATCGTCGTCCCGACACGACCGCCGCTGATCACCGCCAACACCGTCGTCTACAGCGGCTCGGTCATCGCGATACCGCCCGGAACCACCAGGGTGGTGGTGTCGACGACCGTGAACGGCCGCCCCGCCGCCGCCATCGGGCTGCACCCGGCGCCGCCCGGCACGGTCGACACGATGCGCGCCAACACGGCGGCGGACGGCAGCGGAGTCAACCTGCTGGTCATATTCAGCTACCGGGCGCTGTCGTCGTCGACGTTCGAGATCAGCCTCGTCAACTTCGTCGGCTCGACCCTGTACACCGTGAACCCGGACGGCACGTCGAGCTTCGTGCTGGTCGCCGACACCGCGGTCGCCGAGGGTGAACGGGTCGACGCGGTCGCCGACACCGACGCCGACCGGGGCGGGACGCTCACCCTGACGGACAACGTGTTCCGCCAGGACTTAGGGTCGGCCCAGGACCTCGCCGAACGGCTCGCCGTCGAACTCGGCGCAGCCCGCCCGGTGATCGACGCCCTGGAGATCGTCCCCGACCTCGACGTCCACCTCGGCGACGTCGCTAAGATCGACGACCCGACCCACACCGGGGCGGTGCTGCGAGCGATCGTGGAGGGCATCGAGTGGACGCAACGCCCCGACTCGCTGCGCCAGACGCTGCAGCTGCGGGTCCTGTCGGTCACGCTCGGCGACCTGGACCTGGCGATGGCCGGCTCGACGCTCGGCGGCCTGGACGACACGTGGGCGGGCGAGACGCTCGGCGACCTCGACGACGACCCGCTGCGGGAGAGCGTCTGATGTCGCGCACGAAACCGGACGGGATCTTCTACCCGGCGAGGGCGGACACGTTCCCTCCCGGTTTCGCCGGCGCGGCGGGCACGGGGCTGCCGGTCGGCTGGCTGCAGCGCACCCAGGAGACGGTCGCCGACGCCCTCGCGGGCCGCGGCGTGTACAAGACGACGGTGCTGTACACGACGTCGGGGGTGTTCGACAAGGCCGACCACCCGAACCTGACCCGGATCGTGGTCACGGTCGTCGGCGGCGGCGGCGGAGGGGGCGGGGTAAATACACAGGGGGCGAACCAGTTCGGCGAGGCCGGCGGCGGCGGTGGAGGTGGTGTCACCATGAAGGTGATCGGCGTCGCCGAGTTGCAGGACCGTGAACTCGTGACGGTCGGCGCCGGCGGGGCCGGTGGGTCCGCGGTCGGCGGGCCTGGCGGCGCCGGAGGTTTGACAAGGTTCGGGTTCCCGGAGCACTGCTCGGCGACCGGTGGTGGGGGCGCCTCCGGCGTGAACGTCAACGGTGACACCGTCGGCGGCACGGGCGGCGCCGGCCTGAACGGCACCGTAAACCTGACCGGCGACTGGGGCGGCCCAGGTAACGTCGTGCCTTCTGTCACCTGGCTGGCGATGACGAGGGGGGGCGGAAACACGTTCGCGGGATCGAGACGGAACGTCGGGTTCCCCGGCGCGGCCGGCTATTTCCCTGGCGGCGGCGGCGTCGGCGCCATCGTGGACGCGTCGTCGCCGGGCCTGGCGGGCGGCGCCGGCGCGGCCGGCATGGTCACGATCGACGTCTACACGTCAGTCGACACGTCGGGGCTGTTCTACCCCGACAGGCCGGATACGTTCCCGCCCGGGTTCGCGGGCACGGTCGGCTCGGATCCGGGGGCGTGGCTGCAGAGGATGCAGGACACGGTACAGGCGGCGCTGCCGACGCTGGAAACGAACCGGCAGATGGCGGTGTTCACGGCCAGCGGATCGTTCGTCAAGGCGAGCTTCCCGGGACTTAAACGGGTACGGGTCACGGTCGTCGGCGGCGGAGGAGGCGGAGGAGGCGCCCCGGCGACGGGTGCGGGCCAGGCCGCCGAGGCCGCCGGTGGCGGCGCGGGAGGAACGGTGATCGAGGTCATAGAGGCGGCGGCGCTCGCCGCGTCCGAGACGGTGACGGTCGGCGGTGGCGGCGCAGGAGGGGCGGCGGGCGCCAACAACGGATCCGCGGGGGGAACGTCGTCGTTCGGGGCGCACTGCTCGGCCACTGGCGGCGCGGGCGGCGCTCAGGGAGTCGTGACGAGCGGAAACTTCGCTACGGCCAGCGGGCTCGGTGGCTCCGGCTCCGGTGGGCTGTTGAACCTGAACGGCAGCGAAGGGCACAACGGGCAGGTAGTAAACGGTCTCCGAACCCGCCAGGGACACGGCGGCCGGTCGACGGTATCCGGGGTTCGCCGTTGCCCCGGTGGCGCCGGCTCGACCGGCTACGAACGAGGCGGGGGCGGGTCGGCGGCCAGCGTCGGGGCGTCCACCGCGGCGGCGGCTGGCGGGGCAGGCGCCGCCGGGGTCGTGGTCGTCGAGGTGGTCACCTGATGCCTACGACCAGTCCGGACGGGCTGTTCTACCCCGACAGGCCGGATACGTTCCCGCCCGGGTTCGCGGGGGACGGCGCGGTCGGCTGGCTGCAGCAGATGGCCGACACCGTGCAGGCGGCGCTGCTGGCCCGCGGGACGCTGATCGGCTGGAACGTGTTCACCGCGAGCGGCGAGTTCCGAAAGGCGAGCTTCGCGAACCTGCTCGCCGTGAAAGTGACCTGCGTCGGCGGCGGCGGCGGCGGCGGCGGGATCGCCCCCGGGTCCGGTCAGGCCGGCGAATCGGGCGGCGGGGCGGGCGGGTCCATGTCGACGAGCGTGATCGCGGCGGTGACCCTCCCCGATATCGTGACCGTCACCGT